TACTTATGTAATATCTACACTTTTATTGACTGGCAAAATATATCAGAAGAATAAAATCGAATTGAGTGCCTAAAGGTCGGTAAAAGTTGTTGCTCTTTATCCTGTAAAATCAATAATGCCCTAAAATATGTATTTTAGGGCATTTTTATAGGCAAAATAAGTACCGCCGAAGCGGTAGCTATTTTTTATTTAATTTCTTGCCAGGTGATATGTGTTGGCTAGTGCTTTCTTACGTTCACGCACCAGATGTACAGCCATATCCAATGAAATCTCATCAACAAACTTTGTCACCAGTAATTTTTCCGGAAGTCTACGCCAGGCTTCTTCTGATACGCCATAGGCGACATTGCCAGAAATAGATTTATAGCGCATGTGCATAGCACCGGATAGTTCATCTATTTTTGCATCTGCCTGATACGTGTCGATATAGCACAGTGCATGTTGAACAAAGTTCATGGCTGCACTGCTATCACCAAAACAAAAACGTGATGTTTGTCTTTTTGGGTATTCATAACGCTCACGTATTTCTTCAACTTCCTTTGTTTTTACCGGAAGGCTGGCGAAGTGTTCACCCAGAATGTCAGCGGTGCGATCCACCGTATAAGTAAGTCTTTCAATAGTTTTATTTTTTACAGGCTGTAATTGCTTTCAATTCATTATATTGATCACGTTGTTTAGTAATCTGTTCGTTAAATTGATTACGCATAGCGCGTTTTTGATTGCGTCCGAAACGTCTAGCCATTGTTATAAGTCCTGAGTGTTTGTTAGTTTGGGAATCTCTATACCGTACATCACATAATTAATCTGATCTCGTGTGCTAATTTCACCTTTAATGACTTTTAGGTGGATAATTGCACGATTCAAGTGAGATTCGTCTTTTGTTTTGAGAAATTGATTAATTGATTTTTCAGCCCAATCAGCCTGACGCATGTTTGGCAATTTTTGCTGCTCAATGTGTTCAAAAAGACTATTGAGCTTCTTTTTCAAATCCACCACTTCCACGCAATCTGTTTCAAGGATAGTTTCCATAGTTATGATTCTCTGATGATTAGTGATTTAAAATAATTATTCAGGGCTTCAAACATCCGTTTTGGCACAATACGGCCATTCATGGCTTTATCTCGCTTTCTAGCAATTGCGCTCTAATTTCATTTAGGCAATGTTCATCCACACCTAAAACTTCACCACTTTTAAAGGTTAATTCAAAACTGATTTTGGAAAATTTAAATAATTTCTGAGTTTCGGAATCCATATTATTGATGATTCTTGTTTTTTCTGACTGTAACTCGGCAATCAGTTTTTCGATATATGGTAAGGTCAAACCTTCTGGCACTAGACGTTCCTGGTACGCTTCATCGGGTAGGGTAACGTAATCATATTTCTTGTTATCCATAACAGCCAGTAAATGATTATCTTGGCATGTGTAATAGTGTTCAGCTAGTTCATGAAGCTTTATGCCTTCACGGTCCCATGATTCAGAATAGACGTGTCGGTATAATTTAGGCTCAATATGATCACAGCCATGCTCACAAACCCATTCTTGATGATCTTCGAGTTCTGGTAGCTGGCGGATTGGTTTAATTTGATTAATGTTCATAGTATGTGACTTCCGCCTTTAGGGATTAAAATGTATTCGTTGTTTACTTCTGTGTGTGCAATACCAGCTCGGATCTGCCACATCTTCCAGCCAAAATCTATTTCATTACAAACACTGCGAACCAACATTGATTCCCAGTATTCACTTTTTGGAAAAAATAGATTTCGACTTTCCATATATTCAATACGCTCAAATACAGCCGGGTGACATTGAGCTATAAAATCTTGAAGTTCTTTTTTTAGATCGACCATAATTTTATTTAATCCTGGTGTGCTGGTCGCCAGATAAAGTCGCCCTTATCCTCTTTAATTGCTGGTTCGGAATCCACACAAGCACATTCCATGCTTATTTTATTTTCGTCTACTGGTTGCCAGAAATTACGCACGAACCCAGAGTGAACGTGGTTATCTTCTAAAGCATCACTTAATCCAAATTGCTTGAGGATGAACTGAGCATCTTGGCTTGAGCAGCGGCGTTTTTTGTCTTTGGAAATTGATAGATGATATTGCGGTATATATTCCCGGCGAATAATACCGTCTGCCACTTCCAGAGCAGAAATAGCAACAAACCCTTCCGGGTGAACATAGTAATACCGATCATTGCCGAATTGATCCTGATCAAGATTGACCAATTCCCAGCGTGAACCGTCCATAGGCTTTTTAGGTTTAATAACATTGGTAATCATGAGGATTGACCCTCTTTGCCATTAATGGTGATTTTAGATTTCTTCTTAACAAAGCTCATCATATAGATAGATCCGTTTATGTGTGGTTTTGAAGTGATTGCCGTCACTTTGATGGATATAAGCCAATTAAGGACACAATATAATTTAGTCCATAACTGTTTTCAAGATAAATATAAATAAACTTAGTAATTATAAAAATTGCTTATATTTTTAATTAAACCTGTATATCCAAACAATGCAAGGCTTGTAGCTTTAGATAGGGACACTTATTTGACAGAAAAAATATAAATGAATATAAATATTTGTTTTATAATAAATAAATATTATTTGCCTAAGCTGAAATCACTTATCACTTTTATAGATAGATTAATTATTAATCTCAATGAAAATGGTTTAAAAATAGTCCATAAACATTCAAAAATTCAAATTTATAATAAAAAAACTGGTTCCTTTCTTCTTTCTAATATCTTTCTAAAACCTTTCTTCTTTTCAGAGGTCTGAGAGTATTGATATGACGGGCTTTCAATGGGGGTGATAGGGACAATTCTTTGACCGGTTAAGGACAATTCTTTGACAGGGTAGGGACAATTCTTTGACAGGGTAGGGACAATTCTTTGACTGGTTAAGGACAATTCTTTGACAGGGTATTTCCATAGGGACAATTCTTTGACTAGATAAGGTCGTTAAAATAGTTTGACCATATCTAAAAAAGGACATATTATTCCCTTCATAAATATGGGGAAGAAAAAATGACGTTATCTCTTGATGAAATAGAGCATTTGAACCTTGTTAAGCAAGGGAATCCGCTTATTGACTCACTGTATAGAATGGAAGCAAGTGAACAAAAAATCATCCTACTGGCAAGTAAGCTTGTAAATCAAATGGGTGAGCGCGGCATCCCTTTTGATGAAAAAACAGAAATCATTCTGACAGCGGATCAGTTTGCTAAAGAATATGGCCTTTCACGTCAATTGGCGTTTTATACGTTGTGTGAAGCAAAAAATACAATTTACAAAAGGTCATTTACCTACTTTATTGATCGTGAAGATGGAACCAAAAAGCTAATGAGAAGCCGATGGTTGCACTCAACAAGCATTGAAGCATCTGCTTCGGAGTATGATGAGTTTAGCGACTTTGATGATGTTGAGCTGCCCAAGGAAAGTGCGGAATTTCAGCTAGCCAAAGAAGGGAAAAGCGAAGTTACTTTGATGTTCGCCCCAGCAGTTATACCGCACATATACAATATTAAAACAGCATATACCCTACTGGACATAAACGAGGTGGGTAGGCTGAAAAGCAAATATGCAATAAGACTTTATAAAGTTTTAATGAAGTGGCGCAGGGCAAACTTTCAGCCAACATTTACGGTGGATGAAATCCGCACGTTATATGGACTTAAGGCTGATGAATACACGGTAATGAGTGATTTTAAAAAGCGTGTAATCAATATATCCGTGGCACAGATCAGTAAGCACACAGGGTTTATAGGGTTAAAGGCCGTAGCAAAAAAAGGACGCTCTGGGAAAATTATGTCTTTTTCATTTGAATACGACAGATACGACAATGAAACAATCAATGTGACACCAGCGACCAAGACAAGGAAGGAGGATAAATTTGTAGTCCATCAAATGACAGATGAGCAAATTAAAATGTTCTCATCTAGCCTGGCTGTGAATGCTTCAAAGGGTGAGCCTGGATATTCTGAGCTGGGTAAATTGGTTATTGCAGGGCAAAAAACCGAAGTATTGGCAGAACGTATTGCTGGTGATTTCAGAAAGCGTCTATTTGCGCCGTATTTGGACGTTTTAAAGTTAGCAGGGTTCACACCCAATAAATTTAATAAAACGCCAGTAGTGGGTAGTACAGGCGAAAATACGCCTACCGATTCTGGTGTTGAGAGCAATGAGAGTGAAGAAACCACGCAAAAACCGTTCAAACTACCCGATTCTTTGTATGCCAAGTATGTAGCCAAGGGTGGTAAGCTCACTAGAGATCAGATACTTGAGGTGGCAATGGCTGAAAACGTGAAGCCGGTAAGAGTGATGCTTGATAACGGTATAAATGTTCTGGCTACATAGAATGGATTGGTAAAGAAAAACCCGGTTAAATACCGGGTTTTTTATTGGCTCTTAAATCATTAATCCTATCCATTGTTTGAAAATAGATATATTCAGGAACAAATACGCCGTGGTTAATTGCGTCTTCTAGGCCGTCTAGGAAATCATTAACCTGATATACACCCAGGCAACATAATTCTGATTTATCGTGTAACCAGCACCAAACGCGAGAATAAGGCGTAAGCATTTTAATATTTCCCTTAGTAAAGCAATATTGCTTGATGTGGTGCGGCTTTAAATCATCATCCCTGTTAGCACTAATTGCGAAAAACTCGGTACGTGGCGTGAGTATTTCAAGGATCTGGATAACCTTGTGGATGCCGCCAAGGGAATGGCAGATAGTTCGGTATGGATTTTCATTAATTTTTAGACGGTGCTGATCGTACTGATTCATGCTTGAAACTCTTACACATAAAAACCCAGCACAATGGCTGGGGTTAATTGGATCGACTTAATTGCCTTATGGCTAACATGCCGTTTTTGTATATATCCCAGGCTTTCTGAACGCTGGGATCTGAATAAACATATTTGTTGTCGATCCAAGAAGCTGAAAAATCAGTTTCATGGACCTTTTTGATGACCAGATACACATATTGAAAGTGGCTAATTGCTTCGCGTATGGCTGGATTGGTGGAAGTGTTGTCGGGTACTTGCCACGCCTTCGAGTTTATTGAAAACATCTTCCGGTAAATCCTCCTTGGCTTGCTTGTAGAAGGTGCGGAAATAGTTTTGGTCAGAACGGTTCACCCTGGACGCTATTTGTTGCTCTACACGCTCAAGCTGGGCATTAATGGCTGCATCCAGCAATGGATTGTTGGAACGTCGCTTAATTAGGTCCTTTTTAGCCTTGGTTAGATCCGCCATAGTCCGTGGCTTTAGATTGCCCTTCATTGTAGAACCTCAAATTTTTCTTTACGGGCCAAAGTCTGGTTTTTATGGACCTTAGCGGTTACTGATTTAACCAGTAGGTTATTGCGTGTAACTTTTTGCTGTGCGTCATAACTACTGGTTGCTTCAACACGGCCCTTGATTGTGCCGTTTGAATGTACTTTTGCTTCATAGATGAAAATATAAGATTGCTGCATGTGATTACCCCTTGCGATTCATGAGTGCTTTACGCAAATTTTTGTCTAAGTTGTCCTGATTAAGTAGCCAGCGAACATAATCAGAAGGCAGATTTACCAGCGCCGTGCCTTTGTATTTTCCAAACGACATGAAAGTAGGAATAATCGCCTTCTCAGATGCTTGGTAGAGTTCTTCCAGGCTTTGAATTTTTAGCGCATGAATGATGTGCTTCAGGATAAAGCTGGTGAGCAAAATATCTGCTTTAGCGTTATGTGCGTTTTTTAAATACCCACGTGTTTTGTTTTGATCGCTGGATAGCATGTAAGACAAAGTGCTAATCGTATGATTTGGTGCATCCAGGAATACCATACGCGCTAGGGCAAGCGTGCAAATTGGCTTATACCGTTCTATATCAATACCGCAACGCTTTAATGCCTCCAGGTCGTAATCAACCTTATGACCGATGATATAAACCGTATCGCTTGGCATTTTAAAGGTTTTATATGAAGGCTTGCCGATCAGATCCGCTTCAATGATGTGGTGTACCGCCATAGCGCCGTAGTCAATCGGCTGGTCCACACTGAACAACTCATCAAACAAAGCAGACTTGTCCAGGGCAAACCCTCCCTGCTCAAAAGAGCAAGGAAGGTAAGCGATTTGAATTGGCAGACCGTTAAGACTGCTTGTTTCCGTGTCTAAAATAATGGCTTGAGTGTTCATTATGCAGCGTCCGTTTCTTTCCAGCGTTTGTTATCTGGGTCGTAGATGATGTTTAGTTGTGACGCGCAATGTTTCATACCACGCCACATATTTTGATATTGAGGATGCTCAACCTGTAGAGCGAGTTCTTCCATAAGGTTGTTAAAGTCGCTGGCATACTTCGCGTCATTGCAAATCGTTTGCCAGTGAATCCATGCTTGCTCTCGTTCTGCATATAGCTTTTGCTCAGGTGTGAGCGTGTTTAAATGTTCCTTGATATGGGTAATCAAATCGCCTAGATAGGTCGGCTGATTGGTTATATCTGGAACTTCGATTGTTCCAAGGTTCGCACAATCTTTAGTGTGTAGCGCTTCATCCTTGCCAAATTTAAGAACCTTTCTGTTTTTACCGTTTTTGCCCTTTTCAATGCAGAAGTAAGCCATACAGTCAGATAGGCGATAAACTTCCTGACGGTTTTTACCGCCTAGATCTGGACGCTTAATAACTTCATCACCGTCTTTGTCCTCAACAGCATGGGCCAGAAATACGACATTCTTGCCGTAGCCAATCATGCGATTCACAAAACCGCCGAAAAGGTTGTTAGCGATACCAAAAGCATTTTGTTTTAGGCCGCCGTCAGACTTCACGTTGTACTGGTTACTTGCAACATGGTTTTTAATTACATCGAGCAAGCGACCAACCGTATCAATAATGATGGTGTCATACGGAACCAGATCAGCTTCTTCCAGTGAACTTACTTGATGCCAGTATTCAGCCAGTTGTACGTCTGAACGGCGCAAAGATCCGGCGCGATATACACCAATATCAGCGTCAATAAGAAGGGCATTGGGGCAAGTCATTGCTAGGGATGTTTTACCAATTGAAGGATCGCCGTAGACATACAGCTTGATCGCATTGATCTGGATAGATTCAGTTGGTTTAATTACAGATAGAGCCATGATGCTTCCCCTTCTTATTGTTTATCGAATTTAGAGCCAGAACGATCAGCAGCATGAGCTACCGCATGAACATATTGTTCATGGTGTTCTTGTTCATAATCGTGGACGCGAAGAAGGCCAAGCATGGCAATGGTCGAGATGACCATAGAAACGAGATATGCAATCACATTGCGGAAAGTGATATACTTCATGAGTTTTGTATCCTATGTGTGTGGATCAAACAGAACGTGAAGGCTTGCCGGCCAACCGTTCAAACTAAGTCAGTGTTGCTATGTGTGGCACTGGCTTTTTTATTACCTCCCAATAATATATAAATACGTTTATAAAATGCAACAGTTTTCTTATATTTATTTATAATTATGTTGGTATTTAGAATTTATTCTGATATGGCTTATGTAAAAAACATAAATAAAAATAAAAATATTTTTAAATAACTTTTATTAAGCCAATAAAAAGCCCGACTTTAAGAGTCGGGCCTGATATTTGGGGTGTGTTTATTTATTTTTATGGTTTAAGCATGTTCACAGCAGCGACCACCACACCCAGCACTTCATAGTTTTCTTTTAGTGTTGGGTAGGCTGGGTTGCTTGCCTTTAATTCATAAGACTCTACGCCGTCTTCTGAAACATCTTTCACGCAATATTCACGGACATGAAAATCGCTATCTTTATTTTTATTCCCAACAAACACTAGGTCGGTAGGTGAAGGCTCGACCATTGGGTCTACAACAAAGATTGTGCCTGGTGCGTATTTCTCTAAGGAGTTGTCCTCCAGCTCAAAAGAGAATGCGGTTTGGGATAATTCTTTGCAAATAGGGGTCGTTTCGGAAGAATTGGGCATTATAAAGCTCTGATCTCTTAGATTATGTCTAATCTTGTTTAGGACTTCCGCATTTAGCTTAGGTACATAAGACACAGTGACTTTACTCAACAATGGATTACGTGCCAGCATTTCGCGCTGTGAGATTTTTTCAGCTAACCGTGGGGAGAAAGCGGAAACAGGAACTTCTAAGGCTTTAGAAAAAATCAAAGCTGATTCTTCTTTCAATTCTACAACACCCTTCAAGTAGCTAGACACGTTTGGCTGCGTCCAATCACCTAGATCCGCAATGGTTCTTTGAGTGAAAGTTAGACCCTTTTGCTTGTCCGCGCTTTTTTTCAGTTCGTAAAGTTCTCTTAGTTTCTCTGCTTCGCTCTGCTTTACGGCTTCGCGCATGGATCTATCAATCATTAATGGTCACTCCTATTATCGCAGCTCTATTTTATAGATAGGGCTTATGTATTCACAAATATAAATATTATTATTGATAAAGTATAAATATAGTAATATTCTAAGCTGGTGGCATAACCTTATGCCACATTTTTGTTTATGAAGTGTGAACCCTTATTCATGATTACCATCCCAGCAAAAAAGCAAATATTTCGTGAAAGCCTAGAAACTGACTTAGAGAAGTTTTTAAAGGCTGGCGGCAAGATTAAGGAAGTCCCGTCTGAGGAAAAGCGCAAAAGCAAGGAAAAGCTGATCAAAACACACCTTTTCTTTTCTGTGCATCACCCTTTTCACTCAAAAAACACCGGCATATCTACAGCACGCCTAAAAGCAATTCAGCGAACAGTTAGCTGTGCCAGTGATGAGGAAATAGAAACGCTTTGGATCTATTTCCGTTCGCGTGAGTGGTCATTCAATGATTGAAATGAAGCATATCGCAATGCTGATTGCTGAAAGGGTCGCAAAGCGTAGTAACTGCAAAAAGCGTCAGGTGGGTTTTGTTGTATTTAGAGATAAAACCATTTTGGCCGTAGGTGTAAACCAACATGCAGACGATAAGCCTTGCCAATGTGTTGCTGGTATTCATGATCCGCACGTTATTCATGCTGAAACTGTAATTTGCGATGAATGGTTCCCAGATTCACAGGCAGTTGTCACTTATGCACCCTGTATGGGTTGTGCAAGTGAGCTTGTGCCGTCAGGAATTGACGAAATCTCAATTCAGCACATCAAACACCAGGGCGGCATAAATCTTTTAAATCAAAACGGCATTGTCACCAACAACCAATGGTTAACGCCGTTGCAGCGCATTCAAGCTGCATGGTTGTTGAAGTGGACATATAGACAATACGAGGAATATCTCTAGTGGCTATTAAGCAAAAACCTAAAAACCGTAAAAAGGCATACAAGCCTAAAAATGTCGGCTTTGTTCACAACTCACCTGAATATGCAGCACTGGTCGGCTTTGACGGTATGGCCAAGCATCTTTCATCACTACCACAGCCTAAAAAATATCATTTGGATATGAAGTGGGACCTAAAAGACGCAGAAACCACATTAAACCTGTATTGCGCCTTCAATGGGATTGATGAAAACAACAGAGGTAAGATGCCGTTACACGTACTACAAGGAGCGTACAAAGGGGATCTAATCATTGCATTGCGTGAAAACCTGATCCCGGAGCCGCAAAACTTCAAGATTGAAATTACATGTAAGGCCAGATTGGTTGATGATCATAGTGTCGTGGTCCCCGTGAAGCCGTACCGTGAGCATTTTAAAGATCAGCCAATTCCTTTCGCCGTTTTTATGTCTGGCCTGAAGTACGGCAAGTTCTACCATAAGCGCCAAGGTGGTATTAAAACCCAATGGAGAGGGCTTACAGAGGAATGGGCGGCGCACCTGGACGAGCAGTATAGCCATGATTATGAAGTCTTTGATTCAAAAGCTACGTTGAGTTGTGAAACAGAGTTCAGGTCCCAGATTTGTGAAGGCATCTTTAAGCGTATGAAAGAGAAACGCGCCAAGCTGCTTGCAGAAAATGGGTTAGCAGCATGATTAGTCGCATGGGCTTTTTTAAAATGGTGCAGGAATACCGCATAGCAACAGGAAATGATGTAAGTCGTTATGCTGCAAATACATCATATCTGGCATTACTACAGAACGAAAAGACAGCGCTGGTTAAGCGCATGGAAAAGGTATTTTGCAAGAACGTGGATAATCAGGACTTAAGAGCGTTTTTAATTAAAAAGCCTGATGCTGATGCAGCTATAAATCGAGATACAAACAAGCCTAAACGTGTTTTTTCGAAAGTAGATTATCTAGGGCAGGATATTTTGCTCGAAGTCTTAGACCCGGATTTAAATTTACCAACCAAAGGGGCTACAACCAGACGTGCTTTTAATGAGGGCAAGTTATACATGGTTATGGATTGTCCCCAGCACGGGACTGCTATGTACCGAACATCCATAGGAACACCGAAGAATGGAGAGGGGCGAGATCACTACCATTATCAAAAGTATTGCTTGCTTTGCAAGATCGGCAGACAAGAAAACCAAGAGCGTGCAGATGACATACGCACTTTCTTAAAAAACTACTTAGCGTTTCGTGAGCGCGTTAATCAGTCGGCAAGCTGATCCACCACACACAACACATAGGAATATCAAAATGACACGTATGACCGCAACAGAAGCGAAGAAGTTGGTTAAGAAATCAAATACCACACTAAGAGCAAAACTATCTCAATTAGGAAGTATTGGGGAAGAAACGCTTGCACGCCACCTACAGGTAAACCAAATTAAATTTAAGCGTGAGTTTCAATTCAACCCAATGACAAAGCACCGGGCGGATTTCTACCTGCCTGAATATCACTTACTGGTCGAAGTAGAAGGCGGAACCAAGGGAAAAAGCCGACACACAACACATAAGGGTTATTCAGCAGACCTAGAAAAGTACAACATGGCTCAGATCCTTGGCTTTTCACGTCTGGCATTCACCACAGAACAAGTAAACCAAGGCGCAGCACTACACATGATTGAAATGTTTATTGTGGCTTTTAATGCGCGTAAAGATAGCGGATTGGTTCCAGAACCCATTGAGATAGATAGCAGCGTACCTGACGCAATCATGGAAGCACAGAAGCATAGACCAGCGTACGGAGTTAATTAAGTGTTAGAGCAGTTTGCAAGGCTAAATGCTAAGACAGCTTCATTCAAAAGCAGCGGCAATGCGCCGTTGCTTGATGTGACAGATCTATGTGGCGTACTGGCCTCATTGCCGGATCAACATAGCTGGTACATATACGCAATGATTGAACAGCGCCGTGCTTACAACATGGAATTACTGCATCATTATTTTAAATCACTGGTATTGCAGGAAATGCGCCAGCGTAAATTTAAATCAAAAAAAGTAGAGTCTTTAGACTTTGCTTATGGTGTAACCAAGGCTGTTTTAAATGCTCACTTTCATCCAAGAGGAAAGTGCAAGTCATGCCAGGCACTAGGGAAAATATCAGGCGTGAAGTGTACCGTGTGTAATGGAACCGGGAGGGCAGCACCAGCACAGACCTGGGCTGAAAAAGTGAAGTATGGATTCCCATTGCGTAAAGACTTGGACCGTAAGTGGTATCACCAATCTTGCGGACACTATGATCAGCTTTTAACGTCTACCCTAGCACAAATCCAAATAGACCTAGAAAGCGCACTACAGAAGGTAAAAAGACACGCGATTCAGTACAGACGCGAAGAAAATGAGAGCTTATTTGATGACCTATGATCTAGGCAAGACTATTCGCTTCGGTCAGAAGATCGGCGCAGAAGTTGCCTTCATTCTAAACGGTGAGCTTCGCAATTATTACAAGAAGGGAAATAAAGAGGACAGATATTTCTGCCTAACCTACACCAACCACAACAACGGACGGCCATTACGTTGGGAAAGCGCGAATGAATACCACTGGTCGCGTGTAGCTAATTTCTATAAAGGGATAGGCTACGCCGTTGAATTAATAGATATACCAGCATTACAGGAATCATATGAACACTCAGAATAAAGAAGCCTTGATTGCCGAAATTGAACGATTCAAATTGTTCAGCCTACAGCGGCTCAAATACGGCAAATCTTTTGTGAATGATCCGGACAATTCGATGATGTCTAAATTTATAGAAGTGCATCGTCAGGTTAATTTGGTAAAGGTGGCGTGATGGCTAAGTACATCGAAACAGAGCTTGGTACTGAAAAGCAGTGCATTACCTGCGGTGACTACTACCCTGCAACAAAGCAATTTTTCTTTGGCACTGGTCGCAAGAAAAAAGATGGTTCGCCTTGTTTAGATGCCAACTGCAAGGCTTGCTACAAGGAACGGTTTAAACCGCAGATTCAGCGTTGTTATGACGTAGCGCATAGATATGAGGTGGCGTGATGGAAAATCCAGAAAAGATAGAAATCGAAGGCTTAAAAACGATTCACAAGCTCTGTAAATTTGGTGCAGATCACAATATGGAAGGCTGCACATTTACTGAAATTGTTGAGCGCATGTTTAGCAAGATCGAGCAAATGAAAGCTCAGGTAAATACCCTTGATGAGATGCTTTTGAATCAGGGTGAAGCGCTGGCTCAAGCCAAAGCCCAAGCGGTGCCGGAAGGTTTTGTTTTGGTGCCGAAAGAGCCGACAGCTGAAATGCTAAAGATAGGACACGAAACACTAATCGGGGCTTATGAAATGGGTTTAAGTAACGATGAATGTATCAAGCACATTTATCAAGCCATGGTCGAAGCACAGGAGTAAAAGGGATGAGCACAAGAAAAATTAAATCCGCTCTAAATAAAAAAGGTATTCCATTTATTAAGATTGAATGGATCCGTGGTAATGCAGAATGTGAAAGTGAGTGGTTTATTGAATTCACAGAAGGTACAAAACGCGATTTGCTTGAAGCTTCAAAAAGAGATGGTGAGGGTGAATTAACTAAAGATCATTTTAGCTATGCGGGTGGGAATACTGAGTGTGTTATGGAATTCGTAGATGAGTTGCCAAGTTTAAAAGGAGCCAGCCAATGACTAAGGACCAGATCCAGATAGTAAAAGACGATTTAGAGTATTTATTAGAGCTGTCCGAACAAATTGTTCCAGATAAATCGGGTACTGCATTGCTTGAGCTGGTAAACGCTATGCGAAATGTATGTGAGAGAGATATACGCATACTGGGGAATATGAAGTGATTGATTTTATCCTCAAGATCCTTGGGCTATGTTCACACCAATGGCAACCGCCATTTAAGTTGGTGCGCCACACCGTATCCGATGGGTATATCTACACCATGCACCACTGCCAATGTGCCAAATGCTGAAGAATTAAGGGATTCAAGGTTAGATAAACCACAGGAACACTATAATGAATGAGTCAAAAGAAGCCTTCGGCAAATGGAAAGCTGGCAAGGGTATTCAATATAACGCTGCTATGGCATGGCAAGCAGCTTGGGACCAACAGCAGGTGAAGATAGACGGCCTTACGGCACTTGTGGCATACGACACCAAAGCCCAGTCCGAAATGCTCGATAAAATTGATGTCTTAAAGGCCCAGTTATTAAGTGTGGGGTATACAGACAACGGCGGCAGCCTTATGAAGCCACCAGTAGGCAAACCACCAAGTTTTACGTTATTGGATAAGAAGCAAGAGATTATTGATGAGCTTAATATCAAAAATCAGCGATACCTGGGCAAGATGCACGAGCAACAGGATCAGATTGCAGACCTTAAAAAGGAACTAAAGGAATGGAAAAGCAAGTCGCTGGCAGCAATGCTGCATGGAACATGCAATTGTGGTGAGCCTTGGCAATCAATTGTCAGTGACAAAGAAGGCTTTAATCGACTGCATTGCTTTAAGTGCAATCATGATAAGTATGAGAACAAGGGATTCCATGGCGATCATGAGCCAAAAGAATGAAAAAATCATATATGATCATTTAATCATCAAATACGGCATTTAGAGAAATGGACAAAAGTTTAGCGGTTTTTATTACACTAGGTTCAGTCAGCGGCATATTTCTGGCTTTCTATTTACATTCAACTGGATTGGCATAATCTGCCAAAACCAACCATCAAAATAGGCCCACATCGGGCCTTTTTTAATGATTTTAATTAACGCCGTGATTTTTTATTTAAAAACAATAATTTAACCAATATCCACCCGGTTAAATCAGGGTTAATCCTACTTTTTAGGAATTAACCCCATGATGCAAATTGTCAAGCATAATTTTTTAGCACGATATAACATGCAAAATATAAATGAATATAAGTTTTGGGATTTACAAAGTTATGCCGCAATTGATCAAAAAAATATCAGATACGATGCTAAATAGCCCTTTTGAGGTAGCAGCAATTGAAATGTCACCGCAATTTCACCTTAAATTTGTGCATGAATTGCTTCATGATCATGAAATGAATAAGGATATAGCTTTATGTATGAACGGTTTATCGTTTATGAGCTTACCAATACTTTTTGTGCATGGCTCAGACGATTATTTTAGGATGATCAATTCAGATATGCACCGGCTTCGATTAAATCATACTAATTTGCTAGGTATTTATAATGAGAAATATACAAGACTAAAAGTTTTTATAAGTAACGGTTATAAAATAGAAAACTCTAATTCTTCTCAATTTAGCCAGACGGCGGAGCTACAGTCTTTAGTATATCGCCTAAACCAGATAGAGAGACAAATGGAAACAATTTCACAAGAAGTCTACAAAATTAAAACTTAAATCATAATTTTTGGGCAAAAAAAACCCCTTTGCCGAAATGGGTAAAGGGGTTTTCTTTGCGATAATAGGAGTGTAGTGAATAATTCAACTACCGAGAGCAATCTCAAGACAAGAGAATACTAATATTAATCAATCAAATTTTCAAATAAATATGATTGAAAACTTATAAGTAAATATAAACGAGTATAAAAAACACACTTGATTTTCAAATGCCGTTTATATATATTCCAATCTATTCTGGACATTCTTAACGGCGTTAGTCAGTAATTGCTCTTAAGGCGTTTAGTTTAGTTGAATTTTTCAGCGCAAAAAGAACCATTCAACAGGAAACCCGGCTCCCATTAGTCGGGTTTTTTTATTTCAAATAATTACAGGTCGAAACTATGCCTACCGATCAAGTCAATAAAGAAAATCCAATCATGCAGTATTTTGCATACGCACATTTACCAGCGCCGTTGAAAAACGTGAGCATGGTCATAGCACATACCGCACAGCTACTTAATGAGCAATTGCCTGATGGACCAGAGAAGTCCACGGCGTTACGAAAGATGCTTGAAGCGAAGGACTGCTTTGTCCGTTCTGCCATTGGTGCGCCAAATATTGTGAATCCGAGCCAATTAACGGACGGTTATCACACTTTTCAAGAGCTGTACGCGCATAGAATGGAATTGTTCAAGGTGATATGCCACCAGAATAAATCTCACGCATGGAAATCCAAGCTTCATGATGATGGGACCATGTACCCGAATTACTTTATTGTCGGGATCAATACACCAGAAGGCTCTTTCACTTATCACTACAAGATGGAGTTCTGGGATTCATTCAATGTTGCAGAGCTGGATCGTGCGCCTGAGTGGGATGGACATACATCGGCAGACATTACACGCCTTCACAGCTTAGATTCTCGAATGATGACGGAATATGAGCGACTCGAATTAGAAGCCAATAATTGTCGATTAGCTGTACTAGAAGAACATCAAAAAGCAAGCCTTGATCAGTACACACCGCTACAAAGCCGTAGCACTGGTGACAATGAATGAGTATTGAACTAAAGCGCCAGATCAGAGCGCACATCAAAGATATGGTATCTAAATTTTATGACCGCGAACAGGAATACCGAGTATCACTGGTGCTTAAAGACAACGCCGTTGCAATCGGCACTCACTTTAATCCATTGATTGCAGAGGATAATGCTTTTGATGTAGCGGTACGGCACGGCCTTAAACATGGCTGGATTAAAGGGGTATCGCCGTATTTCTCATTCAGCAAAGCATTAGAGCTGCTTAAGCAGGGTGACAAGATTACACGTAAGGGCTGGAACGGCGCGGATCAGTGGCTTTCTATCTCATGCCCTGAAACCAAGGACGTTGCAGCTGGTAACTTCTGGTCGCCACATAACGCAGAATTTGCACGTCAGAACGGTGGATCTGCCAAAGTTGCGCCGTGTATCACACTCAAAAATGCACAGGGCATGATCATCATGGGGTGGATTCCTTCCGCTGGTGACTTATTTGCATCGGACTGGATGATTACAGAATGAATAAATACGTTAAAAACCCGATTGAAATTACCGCTATTCAATACCAGTGGGATGATGTGAACATCTCAATGGATGAAGCACAGGACAAGATTGCTGATTTTGTCGGTGGAAGCCTTGAAGCGAGTTTAGGCGAAGAAAGCATTTACCTGAACGGCGTACATGGTCAGGTTGAGGCTAATCGCGGTGACTGGATCATTATGCAGAACGACACTGACTTCTACCCATGTTCAGATGAAGTATTCCAGCAGAACTACAAAGCAGCGCCGTCTACCTGGTTGGATCGTGTGAAGCTGGAACAAGCAGAGCTTCAGATTAAATTAGATGCTTTGAATAAAACCCTGGATGCTGAACGCAAGCCTGATTTCATCACAGATGAACAATGGATCTTTATGACACGTCAGCAGTTCCACATGCGTCAGTACAACCAGATCTTAAAAGATCGTATCGCTAACGCCGTTTAAGAATACCAACCGAGCCGAACATAACAGTTTTTATAGCAATCGGTACTCAACAATGTTCGGTTTATTTACCCGGCTAGCCGTCTGGTTAAGCCTTCCGGTGCTTTCTTTTGTTAAGAAGGCACATGCAGAAGGTGTATATCACACAGCAGTTAGCCAATATCCAAACGAGCTAATCATCATTCTTTGCGGAGTAATGATGGTCTTAGGTTGTTTGGCATCCGCAGTAACGCCAGATCCAGACGGCGTACCCCCAACCAAGCCTATAGCGAAGATTGTTTATTCAGTCTTTGGCAGCATTACCGCGCTTGTTTATATCGTTTTTTACGAGAAGGAATTAAGCCTGGTACATGCAGCTTGGGTCGGTGGCGTGTCGTTTGTGGCCCCGGCAGTCGTGCCAAGCCTTAAAGCTTTGGTATTTGACCTGCTACCTGTGGCAATGCGTAGCTTAAGAACGTTTATCACCAAGTGGATGGGTGCAGACGGAGGAAAAGGACATGAGTAATTTACAAATTACATGGATTGTGGTGGGTCTGATTATGGGCCTTCTACTCATGATCCCAATCAAGCGGTGTTTCTCTACCTATAACGGAATTACATCAATGCTCATAGCTTCGCTAATGGGCATTTTTTCTGCCCCTTATGCGTGGGTCGCCGTGGTTATTGCCGCTTGTTGTTTTACATACGGCTTTTACAGGAATCATCACAAATACATTGGAGCTGCTAATGACTAAACAATCAGAACTTAAATGGGTCGGCATTGGTCGCTTGAAGATTGGAACACTTGAGGTTAAAGGCGCTAAGCATAACCCAGTGATTGTTGCTATGTGGGAGCTGTCATTTCAGGCCACTAAGCAAAAGACTTGGATTAGAGATGATGAAACGGCTTGGTGTGGTGCATTCACGGCGTATTGCATGGCTAGAGCTGGATTAGATCACCATATCCCTAAGACGTTCTATCGAGCAAAAGACTGGGCGAACGTAGGCACGGCGCTAAATAAACCTGCTTATGGCTGCATCGTTGTCTTTAACCGTAGTGGTGGTGGTCACGTAGGCATCGTAGTCGGCAAGGATCAGAAGGGAAACATCATGGTATTGGGTGGCAATCAATCTGATGCAGTCAATATCAAACCGTTCGCCGTGGATCGTGTACTGGCTTATCGCTGGTGCGGTACTCAGGATTTACCTTGGGCTTCACGTTACGACCTACCTTTGCTGAATAGCAACGGCCAAGTCAGTACGAATGAAGCTTGAGTCTAGTTTGACCGTGAGCAATTGCTCATTAACTGTTTGTTGCGGTCTTTTTTACAGTGGTGAGTAGCACAACAGATGAAAAAATGCGGTGCGAAAACCAAAAGCGGCGGCAAATGTCAGTATCAGGCAGGTCAGGGGACTGATCATCTTGGTACTGGCAAATGTCGATTACACGGCGGTGCATCCAAAGGACCACCAAAGGGCAGCCAGAATGCCCTAAAGCATGGCATCTACTCCAAATTATTTTCAAATGCGGAGATGGATGCAGCACAGGAGATGCAAGGCTCAGTCGAGAATGAACTAGCTATCGCTCGATTGCAGCTATTCAGGCTGTTACAGGAACAGCAGAAGGCTGGTGATACGCCGTATTTGGATAAGGTTGAAGAAAAAACCATTGTCCAAACCGAGGAAGAAAAAGAGAAGGATAAGAAGAAAAAAGACTTTCTCAAAATGCTAGTCAGATCAGCCAGACAAGCCGGGGAGGAATACGACCCAGACGGCGATGAAGAACACTTATTCGATGAAGGAGATCCAGCCAAGGAATCAGACATTTTTGAGCGCAAGAGAACCTTTCAACGGCGTGACTTTCAGGGTGAGTTTGTTCGATTAACTTCACTCATTGCACGACTTGAGCAGCAGATCCTTAGCTCGAAGAAAATCAAGGCAGAGATCAAGATCATTGAAGTAACAGGTAATAAGACTGATGATGCAGACGATAAGCTCACAGACACAGAGCTGGATAAAGAAATTCAAGAGCTTATCGGCGGATTCGAGATATAAGCTACTGGCAGAAATGACCAGGGAGCAAAAGAAGAAGTTAAAGAATCTCTTAAAAGAGCTGGAAACCAGAGCCAATAGCAAGCTGTTTCAATTTTTCCCGGATGAGGGACCATTACGGCGCGAGTTGTATCACAAGCACATGGCCTTCTTTAAGGCTGGTGCAACGGTACGTTCGCGCTTATTCATGGCCGGCAACCGGGTAGGTAAAACAATTACCGGATGTACCGAGGATGTTTACCACTTATCTGGCCTTTATCCTGAGTGGTGGGAAGGCAAGGTATTTAATGAGCCGATCCGGGCATGGGTAGCTGGTAAGACCAACGAAACCACACGTGACATTATCCAGCTTGAATTGCTGGGTAACGTGACCTATGAGAAAGGTAAAAAGACCTTCGATGGTACAGGCTTAATCCCGAAACACTTAATCGGGAAGATTACCTGGCGGCAAGGTGTACAGGATCTAGCAGATACGATCCTGATCCGTCATAAGGACGGCGGATGGTCAAAGCTAGGCCTTAAATCATACCAACAGGGCCGTGGATCGTTTGAGGGTACAGCGCAGCACCTTATCCATCTGGATGAGGAACCGCCACAAGACGTATACACAGAGTGTTTAACACGTACCGCAACAACAGACGGTATCGTTTTAATCACGTTTACGCCGTTGGAAGGCTTAACGGCCATGATTCTGGACTTCATGGAGAAGGCTAAGAACGGCGCAACGATCATGGTTCAGGCTGGATGGGATGATGCACCCCATTTAAGCGAGAAAACCAAGAAAGAATTACTGGCTGAGTTCCCAATACACGAACATGATGCACGTTCTAAAGGTGTACCGATCAGTGGTTCCGGTTCGATCTACCCTGTCCCAGATGAGGACATTATGGTTGATCCGTTCGATATTCCTAAGCATTGGCCGCGCATTACTGGCATGGACTTCGGATGGGATCACCCAACGGCAGCAGTCAACCTTGCTTGGGATCGGGATACAGATACGATTTACGCCGTGGCTGAATATGGTGCTTCACGCAAGACACCGGTGGAACATGCGCCAAATATCCGAGCATTGTGTGACTTTGCACCAGTCGCATGGCCGCATGACGGCGTGAACACTGAGAAAGGTGGTGGTGAGCCAATCAAAGAGCAGTATTTAGCAACCAAGCTGAACATGCTGCATGAGAAAGCCACATTGCCAGACGGATCAAACTCAGTTGAAGCGTCAATCAGCTTGATTTTGCAGTACATGAAAAAAGGCAAATTCAAGATATTCAAAACGTGTCATCGCCTACTTGACGAAAAACGTATCTATCACCGTAAGGACGGAAAGATTGTCAAGATCAATGACGACTTTATTGATGCCATGCGTTACGGCGTGATGATGCTGAGATTTGCAATCACTGAACCGGTGAGAAATAAACGAGATAACAGACGGAGCAACAGGCTGTGATAAATATCGAATACGGCATTTTAAAAGAACTCAATGTTAGAGATAAGTTCGGTGTACGCGCAGCAGTCGTGAACGTGGTTATTCGTGAGCATGGCAAGGAACCAGTCGATGATGCAGCCTTGCTTATCATGCGCCGTTCCTTTGGGATAGGTCGAATGCACATCATCCTTAGACAAAACATGCACGCCGTATTGGATACGAAAGAGCTGATTCAAATGGCACATGACGCAACAGTTAAACTTTTTGGATCTGCCGATAAAGACAATTTGCACCGCATGGCCGATCTATTGCTTGACCACACAGACGAACTTGTATTGCACCCACCAGAGGATCAGATGCGACTTTGGAAGAAGGAGCAAAAGATACTTGAGCAGTCACAAGCATTAATCAGAGTGAACGATAAAGTTATTTTGGATGCTCGATAAATGGCAATTTTAGATTCAGAACGATCAGGTGAGCTTGATCAGGACTTCATAGATAGTGAAGATGGTCAGTTTTTAGCGTGGGCGCATGGTTTATATCAGCGTGAGCTAGATATTCAGTCCGATTCACGCACGAAACGCGCCAATGATGTGGCTTTCTATGACGGTGATCAGCATACCGAAGAAGAACTGGCCGAATACGAACGCCGTAACCAAACCCCACGTGTGTTTAACGAAATCAAACCGACAGTGGATTGGTTGCTTGGTGGCGAACGCCGTATCCGTACAGACTGGGCTATCCTGCCACGTACCGAGGATGATTCTAAGGCAAGCATTCATAAGTCTAAGCTGGCCAAGTACATTGACGATATTAATAACGCTAGGTGGCATCGTTCCGAAGCATATAGCGATATGACCAAGGGCGGAGAAGGTTGGATTGCGGTAGAGTACCTACCCAATCAGGACGGCGACCATCAAATTACAATCCAGCATGAACACTGGCGCTATATGATTGCTGATTCCAAAAGCCGCAGACGCGATATGACAGATATGCAATATATCTGGCGTGTCAAAATTATTGACCTTCAATCCTTGATTAAACATTTCCCAGACAAAGAATCCGAGCTGATCAACCTCAGTGGAGATATGGAAGTCTTAGAACAAGACTTATTGGATGAGGGTTTAAACGGTGTAGACCCATCGGACAGTGAACGCCATTTAAGATCCGGCACCATGAACTTTATGCAAAGCGCTGGGGACAGGGACGGCGTTAAAGTCTATGAAATGTGGTACAAGCAGACTGAAAAGGTCAAGCTGCTACGTGGTGAGGGTTCATTCAACAATCAACCTTATGATGAAAAGAGCGAAGATCACGCCGTCCTAATTGCACACTATGGTTTTAATGTCGCAGAAGTGACACGTCAGCAAATGTACTGTGCTATGTACACCGATGACACAGTGCTATATCGCCAGAAATCACCCTACAAGCACAACCGTTTCCCATTTGTGCGCCGTTATGCGTATTTAAAAGACCGGGAAGGCACACCATACGGCGTTATTCGCTCTATCAAAGATCCACAATCCGATTTAAACATACGCCGCAACAAGGCATTACACATGCTTTCAAGTGTACGTGTCGTGATGGAGCAGGGTGCAGTCGAGGATAAAACCGCCTTAGCCGAAGAAGTAGCACGCTGGGACGCTATCGTTGAATATAAGCAAGGTTTAAAGCTAGAGATTCAGGAAGGTTCAGACCGAGCCAACCAGCAGCTTAATGTTGGTGAACAGAACTCAGCTTATATTCGTCAGATTAGCGGTGTTACTGGGGAAAACCGAGGGATGGATACCAATGCCACTTCAGGCATTGCAATTCAGGCCAGACAGGAACAAGGCACGGTAATCTCTACAGTTTTAACGGATATGCATAGCCTTGGACGAAAGCTTGAAGGTGAGCTGATTCTTAGCCTGATTGAGCAATTCATGGATAAGCCTTTCCAGTTCCGTATTACGGCAGACAACCTAAAGGATAAGGTCGAGTTTGCACGAATCAATGATGAATCAGAACCAGAAACCGACATTACCAAAACACAGTCGGACTTTGTGGTTGCTGAACGTGACTACAGAACCACGATGCGCCAGGCACTATCAGAGCAGATGCTCAGTTCGGCCGGTGCTATTGCACAACATACCGGAAACCCTGAATTGGCCGTTTCCATGTTGACCGCAGCTATTGAGTTACAGGATCTACCAGACAAAGACCGCTTAATTGAAGGTTTGCGTAAAGCATCCGGCTTGCCGCCGTCCAATGAAACGGAAGAAGAACGCCAGCAGCGTGAGCAGCAAGAAAATCAGGCCAAGCAACAGCAACAGCAACAGCAGCAAGCAGCACTAGAGCTTGAAATGAAGGAACGTGCAGCCAAGATTGCAGAACTTGAAGCCAGAGCAGCCAAGACGGTACTTGACGGCGAGTTCCAGAAGGTACGAACCCTATTTGAGAAGATTAATTCACTCAAGTCAGGTATTGAAGCTGGAACCATTGCGGTTCAAAGCCACGGCGCGCTACCAGTTGTTGATCAGTTGCTTGAGGAAATTGATTCACTATTGAATCTGGTCCCAGAGCAAGAACAACGGCAAGGACCTTCACCGGAGGAACAGCAAGCCATGATGGAACAGCAACAAATGGAACAGCAACAGGCCCAAATGATGCAGCAGCAAGAACAGGAACAGGAACAGATGCAAATGCAACAGCAGCAGCCAGAACAGCCGATTGATGAACCAATGCAGCAACCGCCGCAGCCAGTTTAAAAAATTAGAAATCTAACAAGCACCCAACCGGGTGCTTTTTTATTGCCTAAACAAAATGGAGCAACCCAATGTCAGACGTAAATGATGACGATACATTAAATGAATTTGAATATTCAGAAGAAGAACTGGCAGAGCTGGCGAAACTGAATGAGCTTAATGATGATTCAGATGAATTGACACCGGCTCCAGCAGAAGAAGAAACCGTTATTGTTCCTGGTGAAGATTTGGATATCGATGACGATTTGATTGACGATCTACTAGAGCCAGATACAAAAAAACAGCCCGAACCGGAACCAACTCCAAAGCCTGAACCAGAACCGGAGCCAGATCCAGAGCCTACACCGGAGCTGGAAATTGAACCGGAGCCAGCCCCAGACTTCGATGAGCAGCTGGAAGAAAGCACACAGCGCGTACAAGAAGCCCAGGGCAACATTGACGACACGATAAACAAGATCAAAGAGCTTGGTGAAAAATACGATGACGGCGAAATTGGTGAAGGTCGATATAAGACGCTTTCATTTGAGCTTGAACGTGAATTGCGCCGTCATGAGAAGGTGCTAGATAAAGTCGAGCAGGCTCATGAAGCACTAGAAAATGAAGCCAACAATCAGACACATGCTTATCAGGAAACACGCCGTAACGCATGGCGTAATGAGCTTGTTGGATTCCTAGAAGATCCAGCAAACGCTGTTATTGCGAATAACCAGCACGTAGCAGAACAGTTTGATGCCTTGCTTCAATCAATGGGTCAGTCTGGTGTGTTTGAAGGACTGAGTAATCAGCAAGTATTGCAGTCAGTACGCAATCAATTGTCCTTCCGTGTGCCAGAACTCAGCAAAACCGAGTACGCACCACAAGCGACCAAGGCTAAGCCACCTAAACCAACACAAAAAGCCGATATTCCAGCGTCATTGTCACAGATGAATGCTCAGGAAATGCCGGCAGATGATCCGTTCGCATATATCCGCAAGCTATCCGGCGTTGCATACGAGCAAGCCCTATCCAAATTAACGCCAGAACAAAATGATGCCTATTTCTTCGGCTAAACCATTTTTAACTTTTCATAATCAGGAGCAACCACCATGGGTGCAGCAGTAAAAGCAAACAACATTCCGTTCGGTTCACCACTTGCTAAGAAGCATTTTGGCGGCGCAATGTTCAACTCCACGATTGAAAAATCTTGGGTAATGAAGAACTTGATCGAATCAGCACACCGTACCGATAAGGGTGCTGAAATGGCGAATGCGCCAATCGTGGTGATGAATGACTTAACCAAGTCAGAAGGCGACACTGTATCTTTCGATATTTACATGCAGCTAACAGGTCGTGCAACTTTTGGTGATGACAACCTTGAAGGTAACTTGGAATCGCTTGATGCTTACCAAGACGAAATCACCATTAACCAGGTGCGTAAGGGTGTAGACGTTGGTGGACGTATGACCAACAAGCGTACCGTAAACGACCAACGCGCCGTTGCACGCCAGAAACTTACTGAATGGTTCGCTCAGCTGGTCGACCAGACCTGCTTCACAAACTTGGCCGGTAAACGTGGTACCAACCCGTTTGTTTTGGCTAAGAATGTGGACTATGCGATCAAAGATACGCACACGTTTGAAGACTATGATGCAGACCATACTGTTTATGCTGGTGCAGCGGTATCTAAAGCATCCATGACGGCGCAAGACAAGATGACACTTGGCTTGATTGATAAGCTGATCGTTAAAGCCACTACCGAAGGCGGTGACGCTGATCGTAAAGTACGCTTAACGCCGCTAGACAAAAATGGTGAAGATGCCTACATCATGCTTTTACACCCATACCAAGAGCATGATTTGCGTTCCGATACCGGTACTTCTGGCTGGTTAGATATTCAGAAGGCGGCGGCTGGTGCAGAAGGCTTGAAATCTCCAATCTTCAAGCAAAACTTAGGTAATTACCGTGGCGTACACTTCAAAAAGCACAAGCACGTTGTACTTGATAATACATACGGCGCAGCTGGTAACGTAGAAACAGCACGTGCAAACTTCCTTGGTCGCCAAGCGCTTGTTATGGCATTCGGTAATGCGTCAAGCGCGAACCTTCGCGCAGACTGGACTGAGAAAAAGACAGACGTGGATGACAACAAACAGGCTATTTCTGGCCGTATGATGTTTAATGCCAAACGCCCACGCTTCAACGACCAAGACGTGAACTCTTACGCCGTGGATACAGCAGCAACTAAACCGGCATAAGCCGCAAGCCAACTATTTGGGATTTCCGAATAGTTGGCTTTTTCATATTCATTTTTGGAGTAGTCAAGCATGGCTCAATTTAATTCAGATTCACATGAAGGTTTAAGCAACCTACCAACAAACTCACATGGCGGCATGGTGATGTCGCATCGTTGCGCCGTTGTTTTTCCTGTTGCAGCAACCATCGCTATTGGCGATAAATTTGTACTTGGTGTACTTCCTGCCGGTTACACGGTGCAAGGTATCACAGCAGACTCAGACGGCATCACTGGCCTTTCTGTAAACCTAGTACAGGCGGAAGGGTTAGGGGCTGGTGATGCAAAGCTTGTCCTTTCTTCTGGTGTTAGCCTTGCTACCGCTGGTGGCGCAATCGCAGCACCACTAACCAAGGATGCGGTGCGCCTCAAGGGAAGTAATAAAAACTCGTATCTGGTGGCAGAAGTTACGGCTGGCGGATCTGTTATAGCTGGCAAAGAAGTTGGTGTAACTGTGAGCTATCGCTACCGCCAAGTAGCGTACTAATCAATCGAATGTAGGGGGAAACCCCTACACCTCAATACATTTTTATAATTGATTTGGGATAACTATCATGACTAAAGCAGCGCAATCAACACCAACCTTGGCCGGATCTTCAATCGTAAGAAACCCACTAGACCTTACAGCAGACGACATCGTTGAATGTATGTTGAAGCGAGAGGGTGGAACTATTGTTGAATTTGGCTTCCACAACAAAAAGAAGGTCAAGTATCACTTTCGCCCAATAGATGCCACAGATCCAGAATCACCACACGTCTGCAATGTTTCAGATGATGATCACTATGGTCGATTCCTTAGCATTAGTGAGTGCTATCGTGAATTTGATCCTGATGGTGAATATCAGCCAGTTTATAGCTTAAGCAAACCATCGGAAGATGATGACTACGATTCGCGTAATAACTTTTACGACCTGCTATCGGTTAATCCTGATGATGTAAGTAATGACTGGTTAGGACAATTTGCTGAAACGATCCTAAAAATCAAAGTCACACAAAAACAAAACTTAGCAGACATGGCAACCACACAGTATGGTCTTGAATTTGATTACAGCACTACAACGGCTGTAGAGATTGTTCGCATGATCCTTGTTGAGTGTATCAAAGCCGAGCTTGCAGCAAGCGAAAGCGCATAAGAGGGATAATCTATGTCGCAGATCACATGCCAAGTCTTAATTGACGGCGTAAGGGCAACACAGTTAAACGATATTGAGAAAATCACCTGGTCAGATCCATTGCTTATTTCAGCACTGAATCAAGCCTTGTCCATGCTTTCACTGGTACGTCCAGATGCAACGGCGAAAACTTTTGAATTTGTCTGTGAGCAAGGCACACGCCAAGAGCTACCAGCAGACGGCCTAAGACTATTGAAGGTAGTCCGAAACCTGAAAGTTGATGGCGCAATGGGTCGCGCCGTCCGACTGGTAAACATTTCGGATCTGGATTCTATTGCACCGGACTGGCACTCACAGCCACCAACAGACACCGCCAAGGAATATATGTTCGATGAACGTAGTCCTAAATGGTTTTATGTCTACCCACCAGTAAATGCCGGGGTAAAGCTGGATATTGAATACTCATCACAGCCAGCACAAATCCTTACACTTGATGAAATGTTGCCGGTGGATACGGTTTATATGCAGCCACTACAAGAATTTATCTTGTACAAACTACTATCAGGTGAAGGCGGCCAAGGCCAAGGTATGCAGCATTACAATACTGGTATGTCGCTATTGGGTGCCAAGCCAGCCGTTGATCGATTTGCAGCACCAATCACAGAAACCAACCGCGCAACCGGTGTGGGAGGATAATTGAATGGCGAAGCATGAGGATTTAAGTTCACGTGTGGCGATTCATGTTTCGCCATGTCCGGAACAGGCAATCATGGACGCATTGCGTCATATCGTTCGTGATTTTTGCCAAGAAACTAAAAGCTGGGTACATGATGTTCCTGAGATTCAAGGCGAAATAGACACACTCAGTTATGCAATGCAGATCCCGGAGCAGAGTGTGGCGATTCATATCTGGGGTATTGATGGTCGTAAAGGCCGTTATCAAGTATCTACGGATTACTATTTAGGATACCCAAACCTACTTAATTTTAATGATAAAACGCCGTCTAAGCAGATCAAGCCACTCATATCATTAATGCCAAGTAGCCAAAGTAATGAATTTCCAGATTATATCGCAGAGTATTTTGCGGATTACTTAGTTTCTGGAGCTGTAGGTTATCTACAAATGCAACCATTTAGGGAGTGGTCGCAACCAAACGCCGCCGGCGCTCACATGCAAATGTATGAGCAGGGAATTATCAAAGCAAAACGTCAGCGTGATGAGGGCTTAAACCTTTCAAAAGCAACAGGGCGTGTACGTCCCCAGTATATTTAACCAGTAACGAATCAACATAAGCGGCCTTAATTGGCTGCTTTTTTTTGGGATAAAGAAATGGCTAGACAAAGCTTCAAACCAGGTATAGCTCCTTCGGGCGTTGGCGGTGACACAAACAGATCCGCAAACACCAAGTGGGATGCAAACTTTACTGAACTCTATAAGGCAATGGGTGCTGTCTTAAATAGCGCGAATAGTGGGGCAGAAGGCGCTGTCTTGCCAGCTTCCGGCCTGCCTGTTGCGAATGGTGGTACGGGTGCCACCACAGCAGCTACGGCACGATCAAACCTTGGATTAGGTAGTGTAAACAACACATCTGACACCGATAAACCAGTCAGTACCCTACAAGCGGCAGCAATTGCCAACTCATCCAATGGATTAACAATCCTGATCAAAGACTCATTGCGTCAATCGGTAGAGGTAGCAAGCGGTGGATTGCAGACAGTTTTATACACGGCTAAAGGCCAGCCCACCTACATGAACATCATTCAAAAGTACGATATGAGTACGATTGATGCTTCATTAAGTGGTACACACCCGGCATTTATTGTGGACGGTGTGGAAAAGCCTGAAATCTTCATTGGGACATACCAGGGTCGAATCGTTAATGGTGAGTTGCTCAGTCTGCCAAACGTAGAACCAACGCACAGCACCAACTACACAAACTTTCTTGCAGCAGCACGAGCGTGTGGCAATGGTCATCACTTGATCACAAATGCTGAATGGAGCGCCGTGGCCTTGCAATGCTACAAAGATAATAAACAGCCAATGGGTAATACATACTATGGCCGAAGCTCAGAAAATCCATTGCTGATCGGTCGCAGGGCGGACGGCTTAAATCCGGGTGATACATCTGGGTCAGCACGCACATTAACTGGATCTAGCCCAGTTGAGTGGCGACACAACGGTAAAGAAAACGGCATTGCTGATTTATCCGGTAATGTATGGGAATGGAATTCTGGAATGCGTATTTTTAACGGTGAAATCCAGGTTATTGCAGACAATAATGCGTCAAAACTAGCGATTGATCTTGGTGCGGCTTCTACTGAATGGAAAGCGATTAATGGTGAAACTGGCAACCTGGTCACACCGGACGGCAGCGGAACCACGGCAGGCACAATCAAGTATGCTGATGGCGGCACAGCAGACTACACAATTAATGGGTCTAATTTTGGCGGTATCCGAAACCTGTCAACAACCAAGCCTGTGACTGCGGCAGCTTTAGCTCGACTGAAAGCATTGTGTTTATATCCGCATACTGAAAATACCGCTTCATATAACGGTGATTACTTCTTCAAAGCAATGACTGATGAGCGCCTTCCCATCCGTGGCGGCGGTTGGAACAGCGCAGCCGGTGCTGGCGTGTTCGCCTTGTACTTGAGTAACGCTCGTTCGAGCTCGGGTACGTATCTCGGGGCGCGTCCAGCTTTCGTTAATCTGTAATCTGTCTTGTGTTATCTGTATGCGTGCGCGATAGCGCACGTTCTTAATTTTGTTTTGTAGAGATTTATTGTGTCTAGTGATTTATTAATCAGACAAAAATGCGAAGAAATGATTGCCTATGGCTATATCGCATTACGTCAATTTCCAAAATTTGAAAAGCATGTGCTTGCAGCAGAAATGAGGCAGGTCATGTGGGGGATATTGAGGTTGATTGTTGTTTGTAATAAGCGCTACCACAAAAAAACCACACTACAAGAGTTAGACGCAGAGCTAGACCTATTACGCGCTCAGGTTCGAATTTCAAAAGAATTAGGCTATCTTGATTTTAAGAAGTATGAACACTGGTCCAGACTGAACAATGAGATTGGCCGCATGGTAGGCGGCTGGATCAAAGTATTTGCCGTAGGCAAATAGGGGTGTGCGTTACAACGACGGTCCCTTCCCATCCGTGGCGGCAGTTGGAACAACGCAGCCAATGCTGGCGTGTTCGCCTTGAACTTGAATAACGCTCGTTCGAACACGAATACGAATATCGGGGCGCGTCCAGCTCTTAGAGCGTGTCAGAAGCTTAATCCCTAATGGGGATTAGGACAGAACACTTTAAAAGGATGCACACTCCTTAGATGAAAATCTAAAAAACTAAACAGGCGGCATAGCTGAGTAGCAATTTGCGAAAACTTATGCCGCTTTTATTTTGAGATATACATGGCAATTACATACAACAATCTGTTTAGTCAGATTTACGACTTTGAAAATTTGTATAACGCATATTTGAAGGCCCGGCGCGGCAAGCGTGATCGGCGTGAAGTCTTAAAGTTTGAATTAAATCTGGAAGAAAACCTGATTCAATTACAGAACGAATTGATCTGGGGAACGTACAAGACAGGTGAGTATCGAATTTTCAAAGTATACGAACCTAAAGAGCGCGATGTTGCAGCACTTCCATTTCGGGATAGGGTCGTACAGCACGCTATTTTGCTGGTTATTGAACCCATCTGGGAAAAACGATTTATTGACGACAGCTATGCTTGCCGAGTTAATAAAGGTACGCATGTTGGCGCAGATCAAGCACAACGCATGATGCAAAAGGTACTAAGAAACCATGGCGTTTTATACGCATTCAAGGCAGATATATCCAAATTCTTCTACAGTATTGATCATGAGATCATGAAAAGCCTGATCAGAAAGAAAATATCATGCAAACAACTCCTTACCCTGATTGACGACATCATAGAATCATCCGGTGGCGGTGTTGGAATACCTATCGGCAACCTAACATCACAGCTATTTGCAAACATATATCTGCATGAGCTGGATGAGTATGTCAAATACCGACTATGTGAGAAGCACTATCTGAGATATATGGATGACTTCTGTATCTTTCATCACAACAAGGATCACTTGCGTCATTTACGCATTGATGTAGAGCGATTCCTATTTGAGAAGCTAAAGCTCCAAACCAATGCAAAAACACAAATATTTCCAGTGTCCGTCAAGAACGGACGAGCATTGGATTTCCTTGGCTATCAAATGTGGCCCACTCATCGACGTGTAAGAAAAAGCTCAATTTCTAGAATTTACCGAAAAATAAGGTTTATGAAGAAACAGTACAACGAGGGCAGGATTGAGGCAAAGCGCATCCAGGCATCCATTAACTCTTGGCTTGCACATGCTTCTCACGCAGACAGTCTAGGCTTGCGAAAATCAATACTCAACAAGGCTGTTTTTGTTAGACAAGAGGACAAGAACACAACCACTACTGTTTTATTACCCAAAATAGAGGATTTAACCTAATGCTTAAGCTTGTATCAAACCGAAACGGCGCAGAGATTCACCAGCTAGAAGTCACACAAGATGGATGCACAATTACACCCAATATGGATGGTGTTGTGGATCTAATCAAAGACCTCAATTGCGACAAGGGAAAGATCCTAAACGCACTATCGCAATTCAACCCTGATTACGTGTGGGCAGTCACCTACGAAAAACCGCCATTAAAACCACTAACACGCCGTCAATTCCGATTAGCACTTGTCATGAATGGCTTTGCTCTTGCTGATATTGAAGCGCTTATTAATCAAATCGAAGATGATATGCAGCGTCAAATTATTCAAATCGAATGGCAGGATGCTACGGTGTTTGAGCGAAATAATAGCAGTCTTTTCGTAATGGCAGCGCTGATGGGGTTATCTTCATCTCAAATTGATGAGATTTGGTCGCAAGCACTAACACTCTAAACACCACCAAATTAAAGGCGCTCTAACCAGCGCCTTTTTTTATTATCAACACAGGTGCAGTTATGCAAATTAAAGTATCCAATTTTTTAGGTTCATTCCCACGTATCCATAAGACCAAACTAAAAGATACCGCAGCAGAGAAGGCCCTGAATGTTGATGTAACCAGTGGCGTATTGCGCCCCTTTTACGCACTACCCATCAAGCAAAAATTAAATGAGATTGGATCTGAAACAAAATCCATCGCCTTTTATAAGTTTCCAGAAAAAGAAGGGTTTTTTCAGTTTAAAGATTATGTCGATATTTGTTATTCACCAATTGCAGATGATCAATACCGCCGTGTCTATTGGTCGGGTGATAGCCGCGATAACGGCCACTTACTTTACTCGTACACCCCAAATTTAACTAATGGGATCAATCACAACCCACAAACATGGTATCGAGTAGGCATTCCAGCACCAACACAAGGCCCAATGGTGAGCAGTCACACGACCACATACACAGAAGAAGAACTCGAAGAACTATCGGATGAAGCCCGGATCTATGTGTATACCTATGTATCTGAAACTGGCGAGGAATCAGCACCAAGCCCAGCTAGCGCCGCGGTATTCATGCCGCACGACAAAAGCACAGCAACAATTACCAATCTAATTATCGACACCACAGCATCACAGGGCAGGCTAATCAAGCACAAAAGAATATATAGATCCATAACAGACTCAAGCGGGAATGCGGACCTCTATTTTGTAGGGCAGGTTGTGGCAGCAGAAGCGCAGTTTGTAGACAAACTAGATGGTAATGACGTAAACACCAGTGATCCACTACCCACCCTTACATGGGATGAACCCAGAACAGGTATGCAGGGAATTAATGTCACACCAAACGGCGTAAATTATGCCTTTACTGGAAAGATAGCGTGTTTCTCCCAGCCATATCACCCATACGCATGGCCGCGTGATTACGAGCTAACCATGCAATATGACATTGTTGCAATGGGCCACTATGAAAACTATATCTTGTGTGCAACCACAGGTACGCCGTATCTCATCTCAGGGATAGATCCAGCATCTACCACAATCAACGAACTTCCAATCAATGAAGCTTGTGTTTCCAAGCGTTCACTGGTCAGCATGGCGAAGTGTGTATGCTATGCCAGCCCTAACGGTATCGTCATGGCTTATGGATCAACAGCAAAACTTGTCAGTGATTCATTCTTTGATAAGGATACCTGGGCTGCATTAAATCCAGCGAGTATTCACGCCGTTGAACACCGGGGAAAATACCTGTTTTTCTATAACAATGGTGTAAAGAAAGGGGCATTCTTATTCGATCCATTACAAGTGGACTTCGGATTAGTTGAGCTGGATATATGGTTTAAATCAGTCACCCGACACCACCAAACAGAGCAATTGTTTTTCCTTGCTGATGACTTGACCGTTTATCGATTTGATGACACAGCAGACATTAAGAAGCCATACACATGGCGCAGCAAGCTATTTGATGTAGGGAGTGACGGCACAAGAATGTTGGCCTGTAAAGTCATTGCGGATGACTACAGCAATATCACTTTAAAGATATATGCAGACGGCGCACTGCTTTACACACGAAAACTCACAGACCGCAAACCTTTTAGACTTCCAAACCATTCACATCGATATGACTGGCAATTCGAGATCGCAGCTACATCACAGGTAAGAGAAGTTGTGCTTGCTAATTCTATGCTGGAGTTAAGTAAATGAGCCTTTTAAACAAGATTAGGAATAACCGGCAGCTTTCCCAGGTTTTAAAAAAAACCAAGACAACCACAGCCGCTATTCCAGCGGTAGAGGATGCAACACTACAGACATGGATCAAGAGTATTGATTCTGCCGTTCAGACCGCTATTAAAAAATCAGTCACAAAAAGCGACTTGGTTGATATTGGCCTGGTTAAATTTAATAACGGCAATCTGGAATCACTGATACCAAAAGACCCGGAGTACAGCCCAACTGTACCAGATATGGTATTAAACCTTGTAGCCAGTGGTGCATACAGTTCTGTAACTCTATCCTTTGAAACTCCAGCCAGCCAAGTCTTTGGGCATAATGCTGTCTACAGATCTGAAACAAATGATTTTGGGTTAGCAGTTCAGATTGGATCTACTCTAGGGGATGTTTATACAGATTATGTTGGTAATGGCATCAAAGCATATTACTGGGTAAGAACTATCAGCAAGTACGGCGTAGAAGGTCAACTTGCGCCGTCTGTGTATGCTGAAACCAGTATCGACATTGCGTACCTGTTAGAGCAGCTTACAGACAAAATTAACGCATCTCAGTTTACCCAGTCCCTTAAAACGGAAATTGCCAGAATTGAACTCAATGCCAAGGCTATTGCGGCAGAGGCTTTAGCCAGAGCCTCTGCTATTTCTAATGAAGCAGCAGCAAGAGCTGAAGCTATTGCCAGTGAATCAGCTGCAAGGGTAAGAGATATTGCAGCAGAAGCCACAGCAAGAGCAGTTGCGCTTGCAAACGAGGCTAATGCAAGAGCCACAGCTATCGCAAATGAAGCAGCGATTAGATCTGATGCTATCTCATCATTAACACAGTCAATTGCAAGCGAGGTTGCAGATAGGGCAAAAGCTATTTCAGACACCACACTTGCTTTCAATCAAAAGTTGCAGACAGAACGAGAGCAACGACAACTAGACATTACTGCCGAAGCCTTGGCACGAACCACGGAAGTTGAGCGTGTTGAGTTAAGTATTACAACACGAGTGGGTGCAGAAGCAGCAGCTAGAAATACCCAAATACAGGCAGAAGCAACAGCCAGACAGCAGCAAATTGCAGAATCAGCCTTAGTGTCTAGTCTTGCGCTGGCCGCAGAGCAAACCGCAAGGGCAGCAGCAATCCAGAATGAAGCAACAATTAGACAGGATGAAATACTGGCAGAAGCACAAGCCAGAGCAGAAGCAATAGACCAGGCTGTCTATGCGGAACAGGTTGTCAGACAATCCGAAGATGAAAAGCTTATCCAGCAGATTGGGATTGTCACCGGTACAGTAGCGGCCAACGATACAACGCTACGTGGTTTAATTTTCGATGAAACACAAGCAAGAATTACAGCAGATGAAGCTACAACTGAAACAGTAGGGCTATTGGCTGCAACAGTATCAACCAATGACACCAATGTTAAAGCATTAATCACAGCTGAGCAGCAGGCCAGATCCACAGCAACAACAGCGCTAGCAAATGATATAAATGCACTATCAGCCACCGTCAGTACAAATGATACCAATGTCAAAGCACTGATCACATCCGAATCCCAAGCAAGAGCCACAGAAACCGAAGCCATTTCCACTAAATTGGATGGAGTTTTTGCACAAGTAAACCCAAGCATGGCAGGTGACGATAGCCTTGCTGGTAGCGATAAGGCCGCTGGAGTATGGACCGAAGCGGATGCACGTATCGAAGGGGATATTGTCCTGTCACAACGTGTTGACACGGTTATTGCTGAAATTAAGTCAAATGACAGCGCAACCAAGGCACTGATCACCCAAGAGCAACAGGCTAGAGTTACCGCAGACGAAGCAACCACCAACCAGCTCACAACCATGTCTGCCACAATAACCAAGAACAACACAGACACACGTGCATTAATCACCGCAGAGGCCAATACAAGAGCAACAGAGGATGGTGCATTATCTCAGCGTATAGACACACTGGTCGTCAAATCTAATGCCAATGAAGCTGCAATCACAGCAGAGCAGATTGCCAGAACAACAGCAGACGGAGCGATTGCAGGACAGATTGAAACACTAACCAGTAAAAGCAATGACTTGTTTGGACTAATTACGGAGGAGCAGGAAGTCAGAACCAGCCAGATTGAATCCCTATCCAGAGAGATGACTTTTATTAGTGCTGGCGTGGGTGAGCAATTTGATACAAAAGAAATCTGGTTTTTTGATGAAGGTGTAGAGGGCTGGACCAGCCAAACAGGTGTACCCATTGTTGAGAATGGCTATATACGTGCAGCAGATAGCACAGCAGAGAATTTTTTAATCAGTCCAGTGCTGGAAGGTGTAAGTGGATCAACCTATCCGTATTTCAGAACCAGGATTAAGAAGGTCGGGGAACCTGTCTGGGATGGTGTATTGCTTTATGGTGAGAACTTTAGCAAAAGCCACATCATTCCAGAACCAGCATGGGATATGAGTAATATCAGTCTAGTTCAAGCCGATATTGCTTGGATGGGTGACATCAACCAAATCAAGATTAAGTTTTTAAGTAGCCAAGATCCTGATAACTACTTCTTTATTGATTGGGTGGCAATTGGCAGACCTTCGCCGTCTGCATCATATTCTGCCTTATCAGAAGAACAGCAAGCTAGAGCTACAGCAGACAGGGCTAACGCCAATGCTATTGCATCACTGTCTGCAACCGTAACTAATAACGATCAGATCTACAAAGGATTGATTTTAGATTCGTCAAGTGTTTCAGCCGAAGCCAATCGGGTTTTAGCAGAGAGAGCCAGTTTACTTGAGGCCAGAACGGAGAGTAATGCAGCCGCTATTACTCAAGAGCAAACTGCCAGAACTGAACGGGATAATGCACTTACGCAGCAGATAAACTTAATGTCTGCATCCGTTGGGGAGAATGAAGCTGCAATTCAGGCAGAACAAACAGCCAGAGTCACCGCAGATCAAACCAATGCCGAAAAAACAGAAGCACTTAGCGCCGTGGTTGCCTTAAATGATTCCGAAGTTAAGAGCCTGATTACAGCGGAGCAACAGGCACGAGCGACAGAGAATGAAGCACTAACCCAACAGATCACAGGGCTATCAGCCAAGGTCAGTGATGATATTTCAGCTGCAATCTATGCGGAACAAACCGCAAGAACAACTCAAGATGAAGCACTTGCTGGCGATATAAGTACATTATCTGCAACCGTAAACACAAATAATCAAAATTTAACAGCACTAATCACCGAAGAAGCTGAAACCAGAGCCACCGAAACAGGTGCATTATCCACAAAACTGGACGGTGTATTTGCTCAAGTGAACCCCGAGATGGCCGGGGATGATAACCTTGCTGGCGATCAATCAAAACTGGCTGGCGTGTGGACCGAACAGAGCGCACGTATCGAAGGAGATATGGCATTATCACAGCGTATTGATACCGTCCAGTCTGTGATTGAAATTAATGACACCCAAACCAAAGCGCTGATTACTCAGGAGCAAACCACTAGAGCCAGCGAGAATGAAGCACTAGCAACAGAGATTGCGTCCGTATCAGCAAGTTTGAAAAATAGTGATAGTGATATAAGAGCCTTAATTCAGGCCGAACAAGAAGCCAGAACGACAGCAGACGAAGCTACAGCTGAACGCATTGATAGTGTAATCACCGACTTTGCAACAAGCGACACGGCTATCCGGGGCTTAATTACCAATGAAGCAACAGTAAGATCCAGCCAGAATGAAGCAACAACAAAACAGATTAATGATCTAGTTGCAGAGGTTCAATTAAAGGACACTACGGTTAGAGGCTTAATTACAAATGAATCTCAGACCAGGGCCACCGAGAACGAAGCCACAGCCAATAGAATCACCCAGCTTTACACTCAGGTCGGAAAGGATATTTCAGCAGCCGTACTGACCGAAACCAATGCTAGATCCACTGAAACCGAATCACTGGCAGGACGCATTGATAGTGTGATTTCAGATTTCGCCATAAACGATACAGCTGTTAGAGGGTTGATCACAACCGAATCTCAAACCAGAGCTGATGAAACTGGTGCCTTATCTGGACGTATTGATACCGTTATTTCTGATCTGAATTTAAAGGATGTAGCGGTTAGGGGGCTGATCACAACCGAATCTCAAACCAGAGCTGATGAAAACGGTGCTTTAGCTGGTCGAATCGATAGTGTGATTTCAGACTTTACATTGAAGGACACAGCAGTTAGGGGGTTGATCACCACAGAGTCAAATACCAGAGCTACAGAAACAGGGGCGTTGTCTGGCCGTATTGACAATATAGCATCTGAATTTGCATTAAAAGATACTGCCGTCAGAGGACTAATCTCAACCGAATCTCAAACGAGAGCTGATGAAACAGGTGTTTTAGCCAGCCGCATTGACACGGTTATTTCTGATTTCACCTTAAAAGACACTGCGATTAGAGGGTTAATTACCACAGAGTCAAATACCAGGGCGGATGAAACAGGTGCTTTATCTGGACGTATTGATACATTTGTTGCTGAGTACGCAACAAATGACACGGAGATTAGAGGCTTAATCACCGAAGAGGCAGAAACTAGAGCCACCGAAACAGGTGCGTTATCCACAAAACTGGACGGTGTATTTGCTCAAGTGAATCCTGAGATGGCCGGGGATGATAACCTTGCCGGCGATCAATCAAAACTGGCTGGTGCTTGGACCGAACAGAGCGCACGTATCGAAGGAGATCTAATACAATCCCAACGCACAGACGGTTTAATTGCTGAATTTGATAGTGAGAAGAAGCAGGTACGCGCTTTAATCCTAGAAGAATCAAGCGTAAGGGTTACTGAAAATTCAGCACTTGCTGAACAGGTTACAACCCTTTCAGCGAAGGTAAACAATGATATTGATGCTGCAATCAAAGAAGAATCAAGAGTAAGAACTGCCGCAGATGAATCTCTAGCAGAGCAGGTCACAACACTATCTGCAAAAGTGAACAATGACATAGCCGCGTCTATACAGGAAGAATCCAGAGTAAGAGCTTTGGGGGACGAATCACTTGCCGAGCAAGTCACCACACTTTCAGCAAAGGTAAATAATGATATAACTGCCGCCATTCAAGAGGAATCAAGGGTAAGAACCGATCAAAATAGCGCTATGGCAGAGCAAGTCACCACACTCCAAGCCGAAATAAGCAGCACTGACGAAAAGGCTACCGCAGCCACATCTGCAATTCAAACCGAATCACAAGCCAGAATTAGTAAAGATGATGCGCTTGCACAGCAAATAACCACACTACAGACGAAGTTTGGTGATGATATTTCAGCAGCAATACAACAAGAAGCAACAACCAGAGCAAGTGCAGATAGTGCTTTGTCCGAAACAATTGAAACTGTACAAACAACAGTAGACGGCCATACATCGTCTATTCAGGAAACCAAGACCGCCGTTGATGGGATCAATGCTGAATGGAAAATAAAAGTTCAAGCCGGTGGCAGGGTATCCGGGGTGAGTCTAGGCACCACGGGAGCAGAATCAGACTTCATCGTTCTAACTAATCGCTTTAGTGTGGTTAGTCCAGATGGCCAGGTCGCCGTACCGTTTGTAATTGACAGTGATGGGCGAACGATCATTAATACCGCCGTCATTAAAGACGGTAGTATTGCCAATGCCCATGTTGGCAACCTTTCCGCAGACAAGATTACATCTGGCGATATTGCCGCAGACCGCATGAAGGCTAATATTGTGGAAGCGGTAGATGGTCAATTTGATAATTTGGGTGCAATTACTGCAAAAATTGGCCACCTTAGAACCGCCGATACTGGTGCAAGACTTGAATTTAAGGGGAATTTACTCACTTTTTTTGATAGCGATGAAACCCCCATTATTTATATTGGTGAGTGGGATGAAGATCCAATTGAGATTCAATAAATGTCAAATGTAAATCTAAAAGTAACTTCAGAGGTTGTGGATGGCGCGATCATTCACCCAACCCTACCCATGTCTCATATTGTCGAGACCTATGTTTTTCCGCCTGAAAAACTCACTTCTACAGCAAATTCCATATCACTGCCATTCGTTCCTCAGCGAATGTATAAAAATCCATTTTTTATTATCATTGCTAGAGGGTGGTCTTTTTACACACAAGTAACCGTGGAATCAAATAGATATGTTTTTTCAGCAGAACGTGCCTATTACCGACAAGAAGGATACTTGTACTGGAGGGGTGGTGGAGAACCACTTATTTCAAGCTGTGAAATCATTATAGGGGAAGTTAATGAGTAGCAATTTTCAAATAAGAAACAAAGGGGGAACGCTTTTACTTGGTGATAGTGTTCGAGCAATGCAGGTCACTAGAGTTATTCCATTTTCAGTCTCATCATTCAGTGCTAATTCAGTAGGTACTTCAAGAGCTTTTTATGGCCAAGCCCAGTTTACCACTAAAACTACTGTCCCTTTAAGCATGGTTAGGGGGCATAAGTATTATGTGAATAATGTAAATATTTCAGCGTTCAGGGTTTTTGCAGACATAGAAAATCAACCATATCTAAACATATGGTCAAAGCAGGAGCAGAGTGGAGATTGGACTTTAAATATCGATAGTAATAAAAACATTCCTGTTTCTGGCCAATTTATGCATCTTGGGCTAACAGCCCCCGATAGAAGCCTAACAAAGAACGGAATGGCCATTTTTAAGGATAACAGAGTACATTTTGATGCTGTGCTTGGCTATGTTCATCACATTGCGTCCTATCACGTTAAGCTAAATGTAACCAGTGTCGGTAGCCACTCAATTTTACTCAAAGACTTATCAGGCTTGGGTTTGGACTATTCTAAGCTTTGCTTATACATATTGAACAATCCAAGGGTAACACTTGCTGAGTGGCGTGGTAATTTTTACCGAATGGGGCATCGTGTTTTTAGTGCAAGGATACGTGTAACCGACAACAAGCTATATTTAGACCTATCAAGATGGATGCCTTACTCATACGGCAATGTCATTGATAGTGTTTACGACCCAATGCTAAGCGTAATGGTGTTCTACGTTCCCAACCTACGCGATTAATTTCAATCTAAATTAAAGGTCTTTATGAAAACTTTATCAGTCATGCTTTTTGCACTGGCTTTAGCTGGTTGCATCTTCACAAAACCCGAACCACTTGAATTGTGTAAAAGCTCACCACAAGCTTTAAACAATGAACTACAATGCACCAAAGAAAATATTAATAATAAAGCGCCTTAACTTTCTGCCGTACTTGGCAACCGCAACAAGCACCTAATCTACACAGGTGTATTTATGAATGATTTAGAGCAAGTCAACACGCATTTAAGCGTAACAGGTGATGAGTTCATCAAACGAGTACATGAGCTACAAGATGTACTTGTAAAACTTCCTTCCGTACAGCATATAGCTCCCCCGGTAAGGCACTTCTTTGGCCATAAAACCTATGTTCGGGAAATGTTCGCGCCGTGCGGGTCAATTATCGTTGGCAAAACCCATAAATACGACCATATTTGTATCGTTCAACATGGTTCAGCCTTGATTTACACGGAACATGGGTCTTTTGAGGTTTCAGCACCCTACACGTTTGAAGCCAAGGCGGGGGCAAAAAGAATTTTTGTTGCACTTGAGGATTTTATTTTCCAAACAGTCCACCACACAGAAACAACGGATTTATCAGTGATTGAAGAAGATTTAATTGTTGCTGATTGCGAAGTTCAAAAATTTAGAAATCAACTTAATAGAGGTGCGGTATGACTTGGGTTGCCGTTGGTATTGGTGCAGTTAGTGCTATTGGTGGGCTGATAGGAAACAATAGCGCAAAAAAAGCACAAAAAGAGGCCAATAGAATTGCGCGTGATACGCTGAATTTTAACAAGCAGCGTTATAACGATTATAACCAGCAGTACGGCGGCCTGATTGATATGGTTGTCAGTGATGCTGAAAAAGGCGTACAGGCGGATCTAGGTGGAGTAACCAGTGAAGCTAATGCGGATACAGCCACAGCATTTGACAATGCAAAACAGGCTCTAGATAACCAAAACCAGCGACTAGGGATCAATCCGAATAGTGGCCGCGCTGAATCCAGTAATCGTCAATTGGCCTTAAATCAGGCCGTTGCTACCGCTGGTAATGTGACCAATGCACGAAACAACGAACGCCAGTTCGCAAATGATGCAACCTGGAATAGACGCTATGGAGTGTATCAACAGGGTAACGCCATGCTAAACGGTGCAGCGGCAAGCGTAGACAACTCTATGTCGAACCTGTCCAATTCATACGCAAATAGCGCAGTCAGTCAGAGCAATATGGCAAATCAGGCCATTGCTGGTGGTATTTCATCTATCACCCAGGGATTACTTGGTAATCAAGATGCTATTAAAAACCTATGGGGTGGAAAGACTGAAACGGTCCCACTATCAACCATTGATACAGCCACAAAAGGCATGAAGGTCAATGGCACAGAAGTCGGAAGCGGCGTGATGTATGACAATATCGCCAGCGTTAGACCCAAGACCACAAACAACGACTCATTTTTAGGATAAGGTGAAATTATGTCTATTGATTGGGGTAATGTAGCAGCAGCAGCCGGTGTGGGTGCTGTCACCGGTTTAAATCAATTTAAAGCGGAAACCAAAGAGAAAGAGGAACGCGACTACACACGTGGTCGCCAAGCAGTACAGGACAAGCAACAAGCCGAATTACATGGCCAGACAGTAAAGCAAAATGATTTCACCTTGCAGTCAAGCGCAAGAGAGCAAGCAGAAGCCAACCGCAAGCAGCTTTTGAGTGATCGCTTGGGTATGTACCAGAATTTCAAAACAACCGGTGATATTGACCGGGCAGCATCCACATACGTTGAATTTGCCAACAAGGACAACGTGGGCAATCCAAATTTTGATCCAAACCAAGCCTTGTCTTATGTGAAAAATGCAGATGGTACAGTCAACATTAACATTGTAGACCGAAACACCGGTGCATTGGTACGAGCAGCCAGGGAGAACGTCAATATTGATGACTTTGTTTCAGCGACCTACCAGCAGCTTGAGCCAGTTAAAAACTATGAAACTGGCGTAGACAATGCTGCAAAATCCGCTTTAAAGCAGCAGGAATATAGCTGGGAAGAACGCAAAATGGGGTTGCAGTATGGTTATGACGTAAATAAAGAAAATAACAAGTACAATAACTCTATTGGTCTGGAAGGTTATAAGCACAATAACACCCTAAGTCTTGAAAATATCCGCCAGGGCGGTGCGAACTATCGCGCAGAGCTGGGTCAAGAAGGTCAGAATTACCGGGCAACCTTGTCAGGTAAAGGTGGAACCGACTCAGGGTCAGGCAAGGCCAGCGCCGCCGTGGTATCTGGGGTACAAGGTGCAATCGGTTTTGCCCAGCAGAATGCACCAATGCTGAGTTTTTTGAGCAATCAACCGGATCTGTATAACAAAACCGTGGCAATGATGGGGATTGAATCCGCAGGAAAACCGAATGCTTTTAGCGGCTCAAGTTATGGGTTAATGCAGATTCATGGACCAACAGCCCAGAGTTTTGTTAAAAAATTCAATATTCAAGGAAATCCATTAACTGATGTTCAAGCCAATATTCAAACTGGTGCGGCCTTTATTGATTATCTGGACAAAAAATACGGTGGCGATACAACCCTGATTGCCGCAGCCTACAACGCTGGTGAAACAGCTATTGATGCAGCGCTAAGACGGTGGGAGGGCGCAGGGCAGCAAGGCACATGGTTCGATCACTTAAATTTAAAACCAGAAGCACGTCAGCAAGTGTACGGCCATATCGTTAAATACAATCAGGCTTTGGGTTATCTGGGTGCTGGTGGACAGCCAACCAATATCACCGTGGATCAGGTCAACCAAAACAATGCACAACAGACAGTCAATGCCAAAAATAGCTACATACAAGGCATAAGCGCACAGTCTACCGCAGCAATCAAGAATACTGCCACGGCAATGGCTACAGAATTGGGACTGGATAAGGGAGCAAATGCGGCCATTATTGGCGGCCTTGCAGGGACACAAACACATATTTCCAAGTTTGCCAACAGTAACACCAGTAAGGAGAGGGCAGCAGCTTATCAAAATATCCTTACCCTGGTGGGTGCTGCAATTAATTCAACCGAAGCTGGGCAGATGATGACACCAGCGCAGAAAAAGGAATATACACACCAGAAGGCCGCTGAACTGGTTGGAGCCACAAACAAGATTGAAGCTGGTAACTGGATCTCACATGGCAGACAAGGACAGAAAGCCGCCAAACCAGCAGAGCAAAGCAATCTAAGCAGCGGTGAGATTGATAACGTCTTTGGTGAGATTAACGTGGGGAGTGTGCAAAAACAGACACAAGCCAAGCCAGCCGCTAAATCTGGCGGTGCATTTATACCTATGCGTAATCCGATGAAAGGCGATGCTGCAATCAAAGCTGCCTCACGTTTTGAGCCACCTAAAACCACGGCCAAAGCAGCACCAGTAGCAGCAAAACCCAAGAGCCAAATGGATAAAAACATGGAGGAACGAGCAGCACGTAAACGAGCGCAAGCCGATGAAGTCAATAAACGTGTATATGCAGAACGCGCAGCCAAACAGAAGGCTAAAACCCAAAAAACAAATGAATCTAAACAGCTCATGCCGCTACCTAAGCAAGGCACAGTGCCTTTCTATGGCGGATCTACCACGGAAGCAGCGAAAGCATTAAAGCTAAAATTACTACAAAACAAAAGCTAAACCTTAGCTTTTGAAATATACTCACAAAACAATAATCAGCACTTAATTTTTGCCGTTTTTGGCAACCGCAACAGACAGTAAATCCGATTAACTAAGAGGTTTTACTGTGAATATTAACCAGCACTTTAGCAATTTAGCAGCAAAGGCAGCGGCAGAAGGCGCAGATGCAAGTCAATTAATCAGTCAGCGTGAACGTCTATTCAAAGACAAAGTGATTCCTGAACTAACTAAACGTGGTGCAAATGACACCGCGATTGTTCAGGCACGTGAAAAATGGTACTCACAGACTGATAAGGTCATGCAGAGTGCTGGACTATTGCCGAAAGCCGGACAGAGTAGCCGCAGCTTTGCCAAGGACAAACGAGCAGACAAGGCCAATCAAGAAGCCGTAAAGACTGGCAGTAATTTTCCGATCATCAAAGAAGCCATTGTGTCTACTGGTGAAACTATTGGGAACCTGTTTGGACAGGGCGTAGGTAGCACAATTGAAAGTGCAGCTGGCTTTGTGCGCGATATTGGTGAAAATGAACGGGATTCTATTTCAGCAAAACTTGCAAATTACGGTAAAAACCTTAGAAAAGAATACGAAGGTAGCGCTTCCACCTTCCAGAATGAACTACAAGCCGGCAAGCATGGAAAGGTATCGCAGCTATCTACTGGTGCAATTCAATCCGTACCAGCCATGATTGCACCATTTGGCGCGGCTAAAGGCGTGGTGGCTACCGCTGGGAAGATTCCAGCACTTAAAAAAGTAGCACCCTATTTAGGTCTTGGTGCCGGTGTAGCCACAGGGCTTACCCAGAACTATGGCGAAGTACGCCGTAATGCCACAGCCAATTTAGAGCGAGATTTTCCAACCTGGGAAAAGCTGCAAGGTAATCCCTTATTTGAGCAAAATTTCCAAGAAAAATTAAACAACGGCATAAGCATTAATCAGGCACGTCAACAAGCCCATGCCGAAACCTTAGATACACTTTCAGAACAGGCCGCGAATAAATACGGTGCAGCCATGACTGCAATCGAATTTATTGCGCCGTCCGGTGCAGTCCTTGGATCTGGTATCCTGAAAAATGCACCTACCAGCCAAATAGGTAAAAAGCTGTTCGGCGGCGGTGTAGATTCAACTTTGGTTAGGCGTGAATTGCAGCAGGTCCCACGTACCGGCATGGCTAAATTGGTTCCAGATGTAAGTCTTGCAGCCAACAAAGCAGCGGCCAAAATGGTGGGTAAACAGGCCCTAGAGGAAGGTTTACAGGGTGGTATTGGTGAGTATGGCGCTCAAGCTGCATCGGCCAATATTGGCGGTACACCGGTTGATTATGGCAAGGTCGGCAAGACCATTTTAGAAGAAGGTTTGGTCGGCGGTATCATGGGCGGCGGTATGCAGTCTGCTACTGGTGGATCACCTACAAGCCAAGCCAAGGAAGCGGCAAAGCAATTACGCAACCAGACTAACACGTTACGCCAGGAAGAAGCCGCAGCACGTAAAGAGCTGGCAGATGCCATGCAGCTTAACGATCCAGCAGCACTCCAAAGCGCACAAGACAACCTGAATAATATTGGTGCAGAAGCAACAAAAGTTAAAGCAGCTTATGACCAGTACGGTATTGATACGCCGTATTTTGTCCAGCGTTTCGCCGCACAATACCAACCACAGCAGCAACAAGCCGCACAACAGGGACCAGCAGCCCAACCACAACCAACATCACAACCGCAACCAGCACCACAGGCAGCAGCACAGCCACAACCAACACCAGCAGCCCCATTTAATCAGGGCATGGCAAACACCACCAATCTGGTGATGGATAGCATAAGTAATGGGTTTATCACGCCAGAAGAAGCACAGGCGATTCAGACAGACCCTATTCGAGCCGATGTATTTACCCTCACAATGACAGGTGATGTGGCAGCAGCGCATAACGTGGTAATGAACGCCGTTTCACTGGGTAATATCGACACAGACCAGGCGCAAGAGCTTATTCAGTCGATTACGCGCTATTCTCAAACCAAAGCACCGAAAAAGCCGTCTGTATCCAGTATTGTGAATAATCATGTTAAGCAGCAGATTCACCCACAAGATAGAGGACTGTTTAGCAATCCGGCTGAGTTAGATCCGAACACCTTTGAACCAATTGACCCTAATCAACCATCGCCGTTTCAGGAGGATTTTAACGAGCCTAAAGAGTTCCATAATGCAGCCAAAGCCAATGATTATGTGCGTATTAATGGCTTGACTGATTCACATGACATTGAAATTGCAGAAGATGGGACGATTGTTGTTTTCAAAAAACAAGGCATCATTCCAGATGATCCGAACCTAAACGACTTTGGTTACAAGCCTAAAAATATTGTACAGCCAACACCGGCAGATCCTAATTTATCCAATTTTTCAGAAGGGATGGTCAGTGTTGATAGCTTAAATCCTGAGAATGTGCCTGATTTATTAGATCCAGAGGAAGCACAACAACCAGTACAGCCAACACCAACAAAACAGCCAGACCACAATAAACCTAAAACTTTCACAAATTATGTGAGAGCAAGTGATTTCGTAAAAACAAACGGATTAAAAGATAGCCATGAGATTATTAAAAAGGGTGAAGGTCAAATTATTGTCCAGCCTAAATCAATAACACAGGCTGATGACCCTGAAAGCGATCAGGCTTTCGATGACATGCTTAACGCCGTTCCACCTATCGGAACGCCTATTACCAATCCACCAACAGCACCAAAACAAGAATTTCAAGACCGAGAGTTAAGTAACGCAGAGCAAATTACAGGAATTTTCAGCACGCTTGGGAATGCTTTTGCTAGTGCCGCAATTGGAGAAGTAGCAGGAAAACTTGCACAGGGTAAGCGTGTTCAGTATTTCAAGACAGCTTCAATCGAAGCAGCTAAAAAGAATCCAAATTATCACGTTGCAGATAACGAAGACGGAAGTGTTGATGTTATTGGTGTACGTGATGATAATGGCGTGTGGCATGGCCAAGCACCAGAAAACACAGAAACAAAAACCGAACAACCAGCGCCGTCTGGTAATTTGAGTTTTGCGGATAAGTTCCGTGACGCTCACTTAAACAACCCTTCAATAAAACCACGATTGATCAATGATGAAATTGATAGTGGCCGTTCGCGGGAAGATGTTTTAAAAGAAGCCACTGAAATTGTGAAGGCGATTAATGGCAGTAAGTCAAAAGAGCCATTAGCACAACCAGAGCGTACAGACGGTACAACCGAAGTTCTGGAAAAAGGAACAACCATTGTTCATGGTTCTGGAAACAGCGAACTAAAAGCAGAGAATATTCAGATTATTCGTGCTGATGGTCAAAAACAAGGTAAAAAAGGCCGAGTTTATGGCGGCTTTTACGGAACAAGTGAGGCAGATGCAAACCAAGCGGAAGGCTATGCTGGAATGATGGGCGGAACACCTACCCTATATGACGTAAAGATCAAGCCAAACACCAAAGTATTAAACAAGTCAGGTGATGTTACTCGTTTATCTGAAAACTACATTAATGAACTTACTTCACAAGGCTATGGCGTAGTTGTTGGTAAAGATCCGCGAGGACGTACTGAATATGTAGTTATTGATTCAAATGCTATTGAGTCAGTGAATCCACGTTCAAAAGGAAAAGAAGCACCGAAAGAACAACTAAGCCTAGCAGATCAAATCGCTAAAGGTTTTTCTGATATTGCGTCAGGTGTAAGTGATGCAGCCATTCAGCAAGTCGCTGGAAAGATCGAGAAAGGGGAAGAAGTTAAGTTCTCAAAACCCGATTCCATTAAATCGGCACAATCAAACCCTAACTACAATGTCCGTAAAAATAACGATGGTAGCGTAAGCGTTATCGGGGTTAAAAAACCAAGTGGTGAGTGGGTGGGTATCAACCCAGAAGCCAAAACTGTAAATGATCAAAAAACAAGCGAAAACGGCATTCAGGAAAATGATGCACCGGAAGGTATGAAATCTGGCGATATTGGACGTAAATCTGACAATCAACCTTTTGCCAACAAGTCAGCAGCAACCACGACACTAAAAAATCAGGGCTTGGAAAACAGTCATGAGGTTGTACAGCTTGCACCGTCAAGTTTTGTATTGCGCCAAACCCAGGAAGCACTGAAAGCACAGGAACCACAAGCAGCACCAATACAGCCAGAGCAAAACCAGGAGAAGGCTAAAGATCCGTTAGCATTCCCTATTGATAAAGTAAAAGAAGCATACGGCCATGCACACCTTTCGCCTGGCAATACAGCTAGATCCTTCAAAGAATCATTTGATAAGTTTATTCAGGCTGAAACTGATGATGCTCAAGCACTGGCAACCACAGAAGCCCAGCAAACCGCACTTGATGACGCTATAAACTGGGTTAAGGAAAGCTACATTAATGAAGCATTACCGCCGTTGTTAAATGCAGCCAGTGCAACAGTGAGTTCGGCGAGAGCTGGACGCAATAACTTCAATTCTAAGCAAGCTGATCAGCGTGGATCTGCTTTGGATAAAGCTACTGCCAAATTTGATGCAGAACTGGAACGATTGAAAGGCTATGCAAAATTAAAAGTTTTGGCCGCCAGAACTCCAAAGCAGAAACAGGCAGATGCAGAAGCCGAAGCACAGGCTCAAGCAGAAAAAGACGCAGCAGAACAGGCCAAAGTGGAGGCCAAAATTAAGGCAGACGCAGAAGCTAAGGCCAATAAAAAACGCGCAAGCAATGAATGGATTACTCATCCAGACAGCGCAGAACACATGACAATGGAAGAATGGAAGGCGATTGGTAAAGACTACAAAGGCATAACGGACGGTGTGCGCCGTCACATGGGTGTACCTGTTTGGATTACTGACGAAGGAAAATCAAAGCCAAAAAATCAAAGTAATGATGTTTTAAAGGTGGGTGATACGATTACATTTAGCGAAGTATTTGACTATGCCTTGCCAAATGAGCCATACACCATCGTCACAGCAGCGAAGGCTAAAATAACCCTACAGTCTGAAAGCGGCGGCCAATTTTCTTTTAATCCTAATATTTTGGCGATTGAAAAGGCAAAGAATCCAAACCTTTATAAAGTTGATTCTGCAAAAATAGAACCGGAGCAGCCAGCACCACCAGTAGAAGAAACTCAAGCCAGTGACTATGAAGCAGTACGAAAACAGTTTGATGCAGTCACAGAGCGTTTAGACGATGGTGACGAAAGCCTAACACTGGATGAATTAAAAGCAGCGTACAAGGCTTTAATGGATAACCAGGAGAGTTTAGTTTCAGAGTTTTCTAGTCAGACCAAACAGCAGCTACTTGATAAGATGCACCCCTATTATACGGCTATGTATAAATCCCACAAAAAGGATGAGCTTGTAAACAAGTGGGTATCTAACACCTTTAGAGCTATGGATTTTGCCAGCGGTGGAGTGGTGACTATCTCCTATGGTGATAAGCGCACCATGCCTGAAATTGTGCGCGACAAAATTGAAGCTGCAACTCAAGAGGATCTGAACAAGTATTTAGAGGAACAGCGTCAGGCTAAGATCCAGAGAGAAAAGGATCTGGAAGCAGCAGAAGCCGGAATGAATGACCCTAAGACAATGGATGACTTCAAGCGGATCTATGCAAATGGTGATTTCAAGGACTTTAAAGACTTTTACCGAAGCTTAACCATTCCGCAACAAGCATTGTATGACGAGTTGAAGTCTGACGCATACAACGAGCAGCGGATGCAGGAAATCGAACGAAATAAAGCTTATCGAGAAGCCAGCAACCCAAGTCACGCCGTTGAATCAACCACAGAAGCAACCTTATTTGCCGGGAAACATACCAAAAAAGGGACGGACATTTGGACCGTGACCCTAAATGGCCGTGTGGATGGTGATGCGTTTAATGATTATCGCAGTCAAGCTAAAGGTTTAGGCGGATATTATTCGAGCTACAAGGGCGGCGGTGCAGTACCAGGCTTTATTTTTGACAATGAAGCAACGGCCAATGAGTTTCTAAACTTAGTCACTGGGGACCACGAAGCCAAGTCAACCGATCCAGAACCCGAAGCCATTGCAGTTGATCCACAGGCAGAAGTTGAGGTGATTGAAACTGATGCAAAACGTCAGGCTGATAAATTGCGTGAAAAGGCTCAAGCCGTCATAGATCGGGGTGAGCAGAACATTAACCGTGACCGTAAAACCAACACAGCAAAACGTGCCGGTGATGCAGCTAGAGCAGAGGAACGGGCAAATAGTGCCATTTTCTTGGGTGAAACACTTAATCGAATTGCAGACGGTATCGAAAACGGATCGGTTAAATACTTATCCCGACTTGGGGCAATGACACAATTAAGTCACTTGGAATCTCTTTTGCAGCGTGCATCTTATGACCAGCAACGAGAAACCAATGCGAAAGAGCGTGAGATTACCGCAACCACAATTGCTTATGCAGAGTTCCCACAATATAAGACCTGGACTGACAGCTTTAATAATATCCGTAGCGATTTAAAGGCAGCTAATCCACGTCTGGCCGAAAAACTGGAAAAAACAATCGGTATCCGCTACCACAATGCTTATGCACGCTGGTTGAATGAAACGAATGAATTTGGCACCGAAAATTATGTAGGGCAATTAGCACGCAAGTCTGACGGCTCACCAGCAGTATTTAAGACCAATATTAAACAGGCTGAAACACTGGTCAAGGCAAGTAACAAGAGAGCTGGAAAGGACAGTTTTGAGGTATTCAAGATTAAAAATGGTGAATACGCCGTTATTTCATCTTATGAAACCGCAATGGAAAATGGATCTTGGAAGCCGACCAATTCAGACAAGCAAATGACCTTGACGAATGAATTTGGGAGTGAGCTTTACAATGCCCTGAGGCAATACAAGCGCAAAAATCCAAGCTATTACATGAACTGGCTAATTGAATCTATGCACGATTCTGTTTCACGCATGGAGAAACTAGGTATTCATGACCCTGCAACATTCCGGGCCGCAATGCGTGAATATTTGAGCCTGAGAAGTAAAGAAAAGGCCAATGACCCAATCAAGGAGATGGAACGCTCTATGATTGGCCGCAGCAATGACGGCTTAGACTTTTTCCCAACCCCTAGAAATGTCGTTGAACAGATGATTGAAATGGCGGATCTGGATAGTGATATGAAGGTTTTAGAGCCTTCTGCCGGTATGGGGCATATTGCAGATGTATTAAAGGACCACGGCATTAAACCGGATGTGATTGAGCTATCAGGCAAACGTCAAGATCTATTAAAGCTAAAAGGTTATAGCGTTGTTGGTAATGACTTCTTAATGTTTGATCCAAAAAACAGAGCGCCGAACTATGGGGATGTGTTTAAAACCGCTGATGGAAAATATCAGGGCGTTATGCGTGGATCAGGTAGCCTTGGAAGCAATCGAGTACGCCTAATGCGTGAAGATGACGGCCAGATGATCACCTACTTTGACCGTGATGAGCTTGAGCTGGTCAAAATGAATGGGATTAATTATGACCGCATCATTATGAACCCCCCATTTAGTGATAGACGTGATGCAGCCCATATTTATCATGCCTTTGATTTACTGGCTGATGATGGTGTGATGGTCGCAATTGCCGGTGAAGGTGTATTTTTTGGCAAAGATAAAGCAGCTAAAGAATTTCAGGACTGGTTAGATCAAGTTGGTGCAGAAATCACGCCGTTGGATGCTGGAACCTTTAACGACCCTAGTTTGCCAGTGACTACAGGCGTTAAGGCTAGAATCATCAAAATCAACAAGGCAGACAGCAGCGGTAAACGATTTAGCCGTAGTGAGGATCTAAATCAAGTACCAGCGCACGTGAAAGAAAACACCAGTGGTTCAACCCCGAATCAGATCCGCACAGAGCTTGTAAACCGATTTGGTGAGGATACTATTCAGCAACTTGAGCAAAAAGGCATTTTAAGCATTGTGCCTACTCATACCGAGCAGGGAGTGGAAGGCTTCGCGGAAAATGGCCGGGTAACACTCATTGCTGATGCAATCACAGCAGAAAATATCGTACCAGTGTTCTTACATGAGCTTGGCGGCCACGTTGGAATGCAGGGTGTACTTAAAGCCAGTGCGTACGATAATTTAATGTCAGAATTTAATCGTCTGGTGAAGTCTGGAAACCCTGATGCAATCGAAGCCAAGCGATTAGCAGAGCGTGAATCTGATGCACAGGTACAAGCTGATGAATATTTACCATACTTAATCACAGTAGCAGCAAGAAACCAGCAAAACCAAGGGCCAGCACAGAAGCTTATAAGCCGCGTTTTAAGCGCAGTTAAGGCGTGGGCGGTAGATAAGCTAGGATTAAACCTAAAACTTAACTCTAACGACATGGTTGCCCTTGCTGAACGCATGATTAAAACTATTTCTAAGGGAACGCCGCCAACACCACCAAAAGGCGAACGCCGTTATAGTCGAAGCAGTACCGCCAATCCGCAAAATATGAGCCGATCTAAACAGCGCGAGCTTTTAGACAAAGCAGCGTCAACCGCATTTGGTCAATTGTCCTTGCGCGGTGCAGAAGCTTCAAAAACCCTAAGCAATAGAACACTTAATCTATTCCAAACCATGCTGCATAAGTCGTTGAGGGATGAAACCGGCCAGTTTAAAAAGACTTTTGATCTAGTCCAGGGGAAAATCAATCATGTTACTTTTGCAAGTTCAAAATCAATGGACGTTGCGCCGTCTATCTTGACCCAGTTAGAGGAAGGTGGCGACTACTGGAAGGAAGTTAAGCGAGTAGGTCGCACAATGGGCCACACACTATCGGGAGGTAAAATTGACAAGGCTAAAGTAGATAAAGACTTGAAGAAAATTGGCGATTTAATGTTTGAAAATACATTGCTCGACAATTCAGAACGCCACACAGTTAAGGAGCTGAAACAACTAGGCTTTGATGATGATCAAATTGGCCTATATAACGAGATCCGTGACGCGATTGACACGTCATTAGATACATTTGCGAATACAACCTTCTCTAATATCTATAAACACCTAGGCGGAACCAATGAGGAAGTGTTAGAGCTAGCAGGGCAAGACCTGGACATTACCGACCACTATAACGAGATCCTGAAACGGATTGATACCTTAACCAAGGGCAAGCCAGAGAAATCCGAAGCACGACAGGCCGCAATCGAAGCTGTAGACCGGGTATTTAAGAAGGCGAACGACCTAAAGGATCAGGGTTACGTTCCGCTTATGCGCTTTGGCAAGTATTTTGTGAGGATCTGGAACCCGACCACAGGCGAAGTATCTTATCGCCAGCACTTTGAAAGTGAATCTGAGCGCAATATTTACTTTAGAGATCAGGAGAAAAAAGGCAACCTGCCACCAGGTACGGTCCTAGAGAAAGGCCAGATTAACGAGCTACAATACAAACTGTTCCAGGGTGTAAGTCCTGAAACGGTGGCGCTATTTGCTAAAGAATCCGGTTTACCAATTGGTGACGCTGAAACAGCCTATATCAAGTACGCTGTCCAGAATAACCATGCACTTAAACGCCTATTGAAGCGCCAGGGTATTGATGGTTTTGATACCGATGTAAAACGTGTTCTAGCATCGTTTGTTATGTCGAATGCGCGTTATTCAGCAAACCAGAGCTATAACCCGGCCATTGATGAATCAATTACCAATATCGAAGATCCGGCCTTTCAAGAGGACGCTATCCGGTTACGTGATTACTCATTGGATACCCAGGAAGAACTAGCCGCCGTTAAAAACTTCGCGTTTGTCTGGTATATGGGCTTTTCAGCCATGTTTGGCGTGGTGAACTTAACACAGCCACTACTACAAACACTTCCTTATCTGATGCAGTACAGCAAAGACCACAACACAATCTTTAAAGCTATGGGTAAGGCGATTACTACATGGGCTAAAGGTACGGATGCAATGGACTCTAAATATAAGGCCCATTATGAACGTGCCAGAAAAGAAGGCCACTTGGACCCACAAAACACATGGATGATGCAAGGTTTAGAGCGTGGTAAGTCTGGCCTTGGTGCAAGTACGTGGCAATTGGTCAGTCATGCGTCTGGCTTGTTTGCTCAAGCATCGGAAACAGTCAACCGCCGTACCTCACTATTTGCAGCTTTGGACGTGGCCGAAAGTCTAGGCCAAACCAAATTAGAGCAATTAGGCTTTAAAGATGCCTATGATTTTGCAGTCAGAACTATTCAGGAAACACAAGGAATCTATAACAAGGGCAACCGTCCGCGTGTATCACGTGGCAATGTCGGCAGCGTCCTGATGATGTATAAGCAATTTATGATTGCCTACATTGAGCAAATGGTACGAATGCAAAAATCCGGCTTGTATGGCGGCGAAGATGACGAGTTTAAAAAGAAAATGGCCGCCTTAGTTGGTTTTGGTGTATCCAGATCTGTTCTAACCATGCTGGGAATCTTAATGGCCCTTTCTGGTACGACAGGCTTACCATTTGTACGCGATATTCTTGACGGTATCGAAACTGCCGGTGGATTAGTCGGTAAACCGGTTAATACAGAGCGCGAGATCCAAATCGCTTTGCATGATGCACTTGGGCAGACGATGGGTAGCGCAGTAAATACGGCTCTAATGGATGGTATCGTGAACCTAAACCCATTGATTGACGTTAAGGGCCGTATGGGTATGGGTGACTTAATTCCAGCGACTGCATATTTCAGCCCAACCACCAGTGATTATATGAAATCTTCCGAGATTTCACAGATTGCAGGACCTATTGGTGGATTACTTGAAAAAGTGAAGGAATCAGTCGCACTGGCTCAGGTTGGTGCGTATGGGCAATCTGGCGTGCAATTATTGCCGAAAGCGATTACAAGCGTGGGGCAAGGTGCTATTGCTGCAACCACCGGCGATTATCGCAACATGAAAACTGGCGTTAAAACCAATGATGTTACGCCGTGGGAAGGTGTTATCAAGATTCTGGATGCACAACCAGCCAGCATTGCCAAAGAAGGTCGTGTACGTGGCTATGAAATGAAGGATAAATCGGCGCAAACTTATGTTAATGCACGATGGAAAGAGCGCTACGTTAATGCGCTTGAATCCGGGGATCGTACTCAGGTTCGCACCGTTAAGCAGGAGATCCGCGAGTATAACAAGAGCAACCCACGTTATCCGGTCAAGTTCAATCAGAAACTAGCTGAAACAAACTTCAAAAAGTCTAACCAGTCATGGCAAGAGAAGCGTAAAACAGTGAAAGGGCTAGAGTGGATGAGTGAATACAATCCGTATTTAGACCAGTAATAAAAAAGCGCCCACGAATGGGCGCTTTTTTTCAAGATTTACGCTTAAATATGGCAGTCTAAACGAACTTCTTGGCGAAGAACCTTAAAATATAACTGATAAAATATAAATATCAATAATTTTTTAATTAATATCTAAATATTTATTTAATTTGTTAAATTAACTTTTATCCACTTATATTTTTAAATATACTCATTCGACCCCTCTTGGAATATCTCAGGGTATTTCAGGTTTAAGTTTGTTAAGCGGCCTATACGTCTAACAGACTCTTTTTGCGTCAGTAGCTCAGTGGATAGAGCAACAGCCTTCTAAGCTGTTTGTCACTGGTTCGAGTCCAGTCTGGCGCACAACCGATCACTTTTTTCCGCCGTCTATTCCTCAGATAGACGATTTTTTTATGTCTATTTATTATACTTAGGCAAAAATAACTTATAATTATTTATCAATATTCTTATATTTTCTTAAAGGTACAACTATGTCTAAAGTTCTTATCGCCGTCACCATTGCACAAGCAGTTGGTAGTATTTTGGATGCTATTCAGCATGGCCGTCAGTTCTACCAGCAGACCGTTAATTTTATGGATTCCATGCAGATTGAAGGCGGCTTATCCGGTGCAGATAAAAAGAAAGCTGTCATGGCTAAAATGAAAGAGATTATCCTGGGAGAAAATGAGGATTGGGATCGTTGGCATTTGGGGTTATCCAGCTTTATTGACCGGATCAAGTCCACATATAATGACTTTAAGGTTCTTTTTCCTAAATTAGCCTGATTTTAGTCAAAAAAAGCCAGCTTAAATGCTGGTTTTTTTGGGTATGATGATTGGTAAATTTTTATCATAAAAACAGGATGAAATTATGGGGCTTATTATTTCGGTTATTCTGGCGGTTATATCGTACTTTGTAGCCAAAGGCTTTGCGAGTTCAAAACCAGAAGTGGCAGATTGGTCGGTAAATAAGAAACAGGCAATATCTATTGCTTGGTTCGCTATGTGTGTGCTTATTTTTACCTTAATCAAAGTGGCGATTCAACCAGGCGAGGATCTGGCACAGCAGATTTTTGGTAGCGTAGGTATATCTATTATCTTTGGCATGATCTTCTACCAAGGATTAAAACCAAAAAAAACAGACCGCATAAAACTAAAAAGCCAGCATTAAGCTGGCTTTTTTGATTCATAAATTAAACGCTATGACCTTGCTTTTTAAGTTCGCGCTTGGTGTATTCATCCAAGGCTTCAATCAATAGCGCCGTTTTATTGGTTTTGCGACCTAAACCACGTGATTTCTTTGTACCAACGAGATAGTCCAGGCGCAGCACCAATTCCATAGGGATATTGTAAGACCCCTTTTCAGTGACAACCATTAATTCATCCTCAGACATGCTGGTCCCAGCACGCCAAGGTTTTACAGCTTCAATCGGATTTGTTTGTTCAACTTGAATCGTTTGCAAAGGTGCAGCGTTAATAACTTCTTCCGGGCTTTTTTCAGCTTGGGCAGGTTTGCGTGCTTCGGTAGCTTGCGCCCGGCGTGGGTTCGCTGGAATATCAGTCATTATTTTCACCATAAATAAAGTTAAACAAAGTTAAGAACTCATTTTGAGCAATTTCAATATATTTCGTTTCATTGCGCTTAATTGGCTTTAGGTCCAGTAGACCGATACCTTCATCGAAAGCTCTTGTGTACCAGACACGATCACCAATAACAGTTGGACAAGGCTTAACTAATGGATCGTTAATAATTTCAGTAATTGCCCGGTCAAGTTCTGGTGATGATGTGTGGTGCGGTGCTTTGGTAACAACACCGTACACTTTAGGTAGATTATCTGGACGCATTTGTTCGATTGTTTCTGCTACTTTTCGCAAACCTTCAATATTTGAAGTAGAACCCACCAACAAGGGAATCAAGATTACATCGGCAACGCTGATTGCTTGGCGGTATTCAGTGTTATCGAAGCCACCAGCGTCAACCACTACTTCATCATAATCAGATGCAATCTTGGTAATCTGGTCACGTACATCACCAGATAAAAAGTAAAACTTACCATCTATCTCAGTACGGTTTTTACTCCATTCAGCCGAAGCCGCTTTATTCACTGAATCCAGATCCACACCAACAACGCCTTTATCCTTTGCTAGAGCTGCAAGGATTGATGTAGCCAATGATGTTTTTCCGACACCACCTTTTGTATTCGCAATAAGAGTAATCATTTATGTATTTCCATGTGTGTGTGAATATTGCCGTATATGCATTATACCTACCAGATATACAGCTATCAATACAGTCAGATATAAATACAACCAGCCATAAATATATTAATACTCATAGATATACATATTTATAGTTATGTATCTATCAATATGTATGGTTATATATATGTATTATATAATACATATATATTATTTAGTCCCATGTAACTCATTGACTTAACTTAAATACTTTCTCTTTTAATAAATTTGGATCAGATGCAAAGTATTCCTGAGTTGTTGTAATGCTTGAATGACCCATAAGTTGTTGAATAGAATAAATATCCACATTATGCCTAATTAATCGAGTAGCAAATGAGCGCCTTCCACTGTGCGAAGTTCCATTTATACCAGATCTTTTGTAAAGATTTCCAATCATTCTTTGCATGGTATTGGCTGTAAAAGGTTGTAATTTTTGCGATAAAAATAACGGTGCTTCCGGCCCTGAATCCTCCCTTGAAAGGATATATTCAAGCATGATATTTCTGGCCGTTGTGTCCAGCAGAAAAACTTCACGGTATTTATTACCCTTGGTGTATGCAGCTAAAAGCCGGATCGTATCCCTGAGTATGTGATTTCTAAAATCGTACACATCACCCATTTTAAGTGAGGCCATTTCCTTGGCACGCAAACCCATAAAATGAGAAGCCAGTAACACAGCTTGGTTTCTTACTGAGTTTTTACCCTTTAGGCTTTTAAGTGTGAGTTGCAAATCACTTTCAGAAATATATGCAGCTTTGCCTGATTTTTTCATAAATTACCCCATCGTATTTTTTATGAAGCAGCACCATTACCCAGAAAAAACATTTTCATGCACGTACACGCAATGATTTTAGCTAAAAATAATATTTAGATAGTCACGTTTTTTGGCATTTTATTACTTTGGCCAAAGCTGGCCATAAAAACTGAAAAATTATTCAATTTAATAATTAACAGCTACTTATGTAATATCTACACTTTTATTGACTGGCAAAATATATCAGAAGAATAAAATCGAATTGAGTGCCTAAAGGT